GGAGTTAATCCAAGGTAAGCAAGAAAAGATGATGAAGATTTCTTTTCTAATTCGTCCCGTTGTTCCTTTAATTGCTTAAGGGTACGCTCAGCCCAGTCAATTTCTTTCTCGGCTTCTTCTTTGGATTTCTTGGAACCGCCAGAACCAGTATCATAGTCTTTCAGTGATTTATTGCCACTGGCCTCCAATAGGGCAATTTGTGATTCAATGCCACTTAATGTTTCTTGATATCCAGTAATATCCAATTCCAATTTGACCATTCTTTCAGAACGGGTATATTGGTCTATATCAATATTTTCTCCAACCATACGCTTGAAGTCGGATATAGATTCAACTGGATTAAAACCTTTTATGGCATTCTTGGCACCATTCAATGTTGTTTTAACAGCTTCAAAAGGATTTTCTGAACCTATGCTTGCTATTGACTTAGCAGTATTCACCGCTTGTTGAGCTACAGAATATAATGAATCAATCATCGAATGTGAGCTAGTATCTACATTATCAGCAGCTCCACTAATGGAGTTGGAAAGATTATCATGCACATTACCAGAAACTTCTGCAACAACCCTGTCATACTCCTCAGTGTTACCTGCCATTATTTCCTTAACAGTCGCATCGGCATTTGCTTCTTCTGTCCCCAGATTAACCAAATATTGAACTAAATTTTTTTGAGCCTCGGCAATTCCTTCATTTGTTTGGTTTTCTGCTTCTATTTTTGCATTACCCTGACCCTCAAGTAGTAACAATTCAGCCTGGGCAAGAGCCATTTTTCCTTCAATAACAGCTTTTTGATTGTTCAACTCTTGAATTCTTGCTTCTGCATCTACCTTGATTTCAGTTTGTTTTCCATCAATAAATGCATCTACTACGCCTTTATTGAACTGAATTAACCCAGATGATGTTGTCTCTCCTAAAGCAAGTAATTCAGGAAATACTTCTGCAAATTTTCTGGCTTCCGTGGCTGTAATTGCATAATCTTTACCCAGAGCCTTCGTGAAATCGGAGAGTGAACTCATAGATGAATTTACTTTATCAAATACATCCAAAGTTTCTTTCCATCCGTCGAAAGAGATTCCCTTCGCTTCTTCTGCAATCTGTCTGAATGAATCTATCAAGTCATCTGGTGCACCGGCATGATCAAGAAAGTCTATTACGTCAGTAAGAGTATTATCAATTAAATTGGTTAATGCTTCACTGAGATTGTCAGTTTGTCCAATTAATTCTGGAAACTGCTGTTGTAAATCAAGCAGTTCTGAACCGGTTAATTTGTTATCTTTTACTTTAGTGAGCGCAGAAGATAATGAATTAAGTTTGCTTTGGAAATCATCAATGCCTTTACTAATACCTTCACTGGAAATATTGAAAATTGCATTCGATGACATTGTAGAACCAATATCACCCAAACTACCAAATTGACTCTTAATATGATTAGCAACTTCTGTTGCAGTAGCTCCAGTTGATTCAATAAGTCTATTATAATTCTCATTTGATTCAATGACTTCTGGAGTGATTTTACCAGCCTCAGCTAATTCAATCAATTCCTCCCGATATCGTTTAAAATCAATAGATTCCCATAATGAATTAAATTTATTTGTAACAGAAGATTCACCACCAAATGTTTCATTAAACAAATCTTGAACTTCATTTATCTGTTGAATTAGAGTTGCATCTTTATTAGCATTCAGACTTCCTTTAAACTCACCGATGTTTTTAATAAAATCCGGAATGTCAATATCTAAAGCTTTAATTGCAGATTGTAAATTATTTGCTTCGAAAGCAAGATTAAGATATTCATTAGAATCTTTATAATTTTCAGGATTAGCAGCAATAAACTCTTCTTTGAGTTTATTTAATTCTTTGTATCTAGAAACAAAAGTATCATAATCATTCAACATTTGTTGAGTAATTTCCAACTGTGTACCTGAATACAAATCTTCTATTCCTATACCAAATTGATCATTACCAGATTCAACTTGTGTCATACTCCAACCACCATATCTATGACGGCCATCTTTTTTCTCGTAATATTCAATTGCTGTATCTCTGGCTTCATTACTAGAAACATTTTGTAAAGCGATAGCTAGATTTAATTGTCTTTCTAACTCAGCAGTAGTTTCTTTTAATTTTTCCAACTCATTCTGTTCAATAAATGATAAAGAATCCCGCGATTCTAACTCCTTGATTTTTGAATTAGTTGTTTCTAATTCAGAATTTATAGAACTTATTTTATCAATTAATTCCTGGTTTTTTTGAGCGGCAGTGGTAGCGGCTTCTATTGCTTCTTCCATCGACACAGTTAAAAGATCATAAGCCTTACATGCCATATATGCAATTCCGAGCGCAGCGGTCAACGCAACCAAGATTGGATGTGCTGCCGACAGAGTTTTTAATTTTATACTTAATCCTTGTACAGCGGTTCCTAAACCAATTGTTGAAGCTGTAGCAGCTTTTTCCGCTGTAGCCATTGTGATGGTTGTAGCTGTAGCAGTGGCTTCTTCAATAGATAGCCCCTTCGCTGTGAGCGTTGTAATTATCTGTTCTTTAGATAAGGTTCCTTGTGCTGCTGCGAGTTTTATAGTTTCTAGTGAATATTTAGCAGTTACACCTTCTAATATTTTAGTCTCATCTGACACCATGCTGAGTGCTTTGGTAATTTCACCAAGAGCTTGTTGAGAATCACCTAAACTCTTTAATTGAGTAAAGTTTTTAATAAAGCCCAGTAAACCAGCTCCAGTGCCAATAGTACCAAATAAACCCAATTTCTCTGTTACAATATCTAATATATCAGCAATACCAGTAAATCCATCAATAACAAGTTTTATATCATCTTGCTTAAAAATATTCTGTGCAATACCCACACCAGTCTCTTTTAGACGATTTAATTTGTAATCAATAGAATCATAAATTACTTCCATTTCTTCCATTGCATTACCGGCTGAATTTGCCATTGATTCCATTGATGATTTTGCCGCATCAAAATTTGAAATTAAAGCAGCCATAATCTGTCCTTGGCGTTTCCCAGCCAAAGCCTCAAGCAAGTCAGCCTGTTCAACATCTGTTAAATCTGAATATATAGCACTGATTTCTTCTAATAATTGATATGTACTTTTAAATGTTTCTTTAGTATCATCAGTAAAGAGGCTAATTCCTCCGGGCGTTTTTGCTGTTTTTGTTAAATTGGCAATTGTTCCCAATAATATTTCAATATCTTCTGTGTATCCTTCGGTTTCTTCTGAGTAGCCACGAATTCTCATACTCATAGTCTTCAGTGCGGTGCCTACCTCAGCAGAATTACGTGTAATTTCTGTCGCTGCCGTACCTAAAGCTATTGTTTGTTCCAAGGTATTATTTGCAGCTGCCATAGCAGAAGATGATCTGGTAAGAATATCAACCAAATCCCCGTTACTAACGGCCTGAGTATTACCTATAATATTAATTTTACTAATAATTCCATCAAGAGAGTCATCTGCTTCAAGCCGGAAAGCTTTCAAAGTACTAACTAATCCATCAGTGGCTTTTGTTATGTCAATATCAGGAGAAATACTTGATAAGATGGAAGAGTTTTCTGCCATGATTTTTGCATCTCGAATGGAATATCCCAAACGTGACCAGTCGGCGGCGGCTTGAATAATATCTTTTGTAGATGCCCCTAATGACTTTCCAACATCATTAGCGGTATAATAAAAATCAGTTAACTCTTTCCCAGTAGCGTCAGATGTTTTTTTTAAATCAACTAAAGCTGTATCGAGTCCATAAATAGAAGTAACTCCATTTTTTATAGACTGAACACTCTTTGTAAAAATAGCGGCAACAGAAAACCATGTACCAAATTTATCAAGACCTTGCAATATTTTATCTGTCTGAGAGAACCCTAAGTTTCCAGACTCTCTCATATCAGTATCTAATCTTTTAAAATTTGCCCGCAGATTATCAAAATCATCTTTAGTCATATCATCAACTGACTCTAATGCAGCTATCCATTCTTTGACAGAAGTCACAGCAGTAGGTGGTAAATTTGTATTATTAGCTAAGTAATTTCGAAGATTAGTAGAAGTATTTACTTTTTGTAATTCTGTAACCATATTTTTAGATGCACGACTAGTTTTGTCACATTCAACCCTTGTCTGTATAATTACATTCTTTATCTTATCATATTCGAGCTTAATCTTTTCCCCGGCAATAATTAGTGCTTGATTATCATTACCACTTGCATTTATTTCAACGAGAGCATCTTTCATTCCTTTTAACTTACCAGACGCTTCTTCGGCAGTAAGACCATACTTCTGTAGATCTGATTGTGCCTTTGAAATTTGTGCATCAAATGTACCTTTTTGATTGGTTTGTCTGATTAAATCGGCACTTTTCTGGGCTGCTACACTTATTTTATCGTAATCTTTAACAACCCCTTCGATGGCTTTTCGATATTGATCAGCCCATAAATTGATTTGTTTATCACTTGTCGAATCACCCACATTAGTCTTGATTTCTTTTGCAAGAGACTCTACTAACTTGCTTATTTCCTGTTTTGACTTTATAAAATTAGTTAAATCTAAATCTACTGGAATCTTTGCATTTTTCATCAATAATTCTTTTTCAACAGTAGATAAACTAGTTTTATCAAGTTCAGCCTTAAGCATTATTTTAAATTGGTCACTCCCCATATAACACCCCTTTCTTTGAAACTAAAAAAAGAACTGGTAAATAACCAATTCATTCTAAATAACAGGGATTCCCTGTTTCATAAGCTCTAATTTTAATAAAAATGGAATATTTTTATCTGCCCAAGAAATAAAGTCACTCCAAAAGAATCCGGGTCTAAAAATATCAGATGAACCATGAAAACCATAACTTGCCAAAGTAGCAACGTCTTCTCCCGATATGCCTAAGTAATGCATAACATCAGTATCAACAAACACCTCTGCCGATGATTTATTTAACATATTATATTTTGGCGATTTGAGGAAAGAAAAAGTTCTTGTGTAAAAAAGTGGTGAATATAACGAATAGAAGTCTTCCTGAATATATTCTTCTAATTTATCTCTTACGATTTTAGCTACTTTCTGAATTGCAATATCAGCAGCAGCTTCAATTACATTTTCTATAGCTGCTATACTTGTAAATGTTTTAGTCGCCATTAACAACCCGCTCTTTCTCGGCCTGTTCATGAATAATTTTAACAAGACTGTTTATAAATAAATCTTTAATTTCATCAGCTGAACTTCCCTTTAGCTCATTAAACAGGGTGGTGGCAATTGTAATAATGTCATGGCTGTTTGCAATAGCGGCATTCAAGTATGTATATACTGTCAATTTTAATTTAATTTCTTCTTTCTTCATTTTAAAATATTTAATCATATTCATTCTCCTTTTTTTGTTAAAAATTTTCGTTGTACTTTATTTCGGTAAAACTCCGAATTTCCAGTAATAGTTATCATTTGTCCATGCTTCAAAATAATTACTGAGGGGTGCATATTTCACATGATCAATCTGAGGTGAACTGGTTATAATATCACGGTAAATATCAGACTTTATTACATAATTATTGCGCTCAAGTAAAGTTTTAATTTCATGCGAGAACATATGGCTTCCTCATGCGCACACACATATCTCTTAAAAATCCATCAATATCCCATGTATAGTTTATTCGCTTTTTACTACCTGTAATATTTATTGGATTGTAATTCAGGAGATCTTTCTCATTAAAAGATTTTTTGTTAATAGAATCAATCATAATTAGAAAATCCGATATGAATTGAAAATATGTAACTTCGATATTATTATCATCATCTCTAAAATTAAAGATGAATCCACTGACTACATTGTCGTAATTTGAGTAATCTTTTAGTGCTAGTATTTGATGTTTATGTATCATTTTTCCTGGTTGCTTTTCTTTGATATTTATATCCTCAAAGCTAAATGCTTTACTTTTTGTAGTCTTTAATTCTAAAGCATAAAATATAGAAGATTGACTATCAAAACCAAAAATATCACAAGGATTCTGCCATGAAAAACGAAGAGCAGAAGATTGATTGAAAACCTGTGGTGGATCAGGCAAACGGATGTATATACAGTATGATGGTACACTATTTTTAATTGCTGATTCGAAACGTTTACCGCTATTCATGATATGTAATTAGTCCTCCTAAACTTATTTTTTTTAAAATTCCTCCCTATAAACACAAAAAGAGCAGTAGACGCAGTTGGAGGTACTGCTTCATGGGTTAATTACTCCCACTATCTACTACTCACATAACGGTTCAATAACCTCCGTTATTGGTATAAAAAAATACCTGTGTCAACCTATTGTAGCTCATACAGATATTTTTTTGTAATAAAAAAGTGCCGGTTTTCCAGCACTTGTAATTTATTCTTGTATTACAGTTACTATACTGTCTTCAAAATAGACATATCGACTTTGACTATAAACCCACTGTTCAGAAACCCCGTATTTTGTAGTTGTTTTATTTATTTTTTTTGGTTTTCCCCAGCCAGTATTTTCTACTTCTGATGTTGTCATACCTATAGATGGACGAGAATTAAGCTTTTCAATGGCAAGTCTTCGTTCTTCATCAATATTTTTTTGCTCTATCGCTATTGCGTCTGCAAAACCTTCTCCATATAATAAAATAATTTCATGACCATTTTTAAAACGTTCTATAGAGATAGAACTTAACGTACTCCTTTCATGCAAACGAAATTCGAATATTAATCCGTCATCTGTAGCAAATCGTTCAAAAGTATCTCCACTGTTAACAGTAGTAGGTTTATATATAAGTGTATTACTGAGTTTAAAATTATCAAAAAACACACCATCCATCTTTACGTCCCAACCAGAAATTTCTACATATGCCTTGTCTTTATTTTCATTGTACCATTCTCCTTGCATATTTTCCAAAAGAATAGAAATATTTTTATAATTATTTGAATCCAAATAATCACCCAATGAATCAAATATAACATTACAAATACTGAAATCACCATCATTATAATACTCCATTGCAATATCATAAAATATTTCGACATTTTGTTTTGCGTGTGTAGCTATTTCATTCTTTATGCGTGGATCACCCAACTTACTTTTTAAAAGAATAATCCCTTCTTTATAATTCCCCAAACTCAATTCCTGTTTTCCTAACTCTTTTTCACACCATTTTGCATAGGTACGAGAATCTTCGTTGTCAATGGTATTAAAAATATCTAAGGCACTTTTATATTCCCCATTTTTATAAAGTTGTCTTGCATTCGTAAATGTAATCATAATATTACATTTATCTGCAAGCTCTTTTGAATCTTTATAGTCAATATCTTTAAAAATCTCCAGAGCAACATCGTATTTTTTATTGTCATAAAGCGTTTTTCCATTTTCATATTTTGCTTCTTTAATGAGGTCTACACTATCATTATATGATTGAAGTTCTTCTAATAATTCTATTGCATCATTATGCTCATTATTTTTAACTAAATCAACTGCCCTATTATATTTTCTATAATCAGCAAGTAGATTAAACAATATTACGTAAAACACCCCCACCAGTATTAGTAATAATAAAATCTTTATCCTTTTCTTGATCATCTGAATATATATCCTTTCAACCAATAATAAAATGAGACTTTTAATAGTATTAACAATTAAATTCATAAGAGTAGCATAAACACAGTATACCTTATAAATTTAATTGTTTCAACTAATATTTATATACTATTGGATTTCGGAATATTAAAACCAACTTTATAGGCTTTTCACCTATTTGACAGGTAGAGACAGTTTGCAACTTCTATCATTTGTTGATGTCACGTAAAGTTTTTTCGATGTCAGATTCATCGCTGCACACTCCTTATGCAGGTGTCTGATTTTATTAATCAGAAAGGGATTTTCCCTTTGGCTAATTATATTATTAAACGAGGAACTTGATATTTCTCGCTTTTTTATTATAGGGGAGTAGCAATCTTCCTGAATGTTCCTGTTTTCTTCTTCCGTGCTCGGTCACAGGTATATTGGCATACTCATTACACGCATCATCTTGCGAAACCCATAGTCATCAAAAATTCTTGTAAAAATTCTTTAGTGTATCAAACAATCTATAATTCTTTTTGTATTTGTATACCGTAATTCCGTGTTCATCCTTTTTCACAAATGTATAGGGAATACCACATTCCCTTAGATAGAGTACTTCTGTAGGATTTTCAGTGCGGTATTCCTTATCAAATTTCTTTTTTCCTTCGATGTCAAGACCCTCCTTTTGGTAAAAAAATAGGGACATAATCACCTGTGATGAATTCACAAGGTAAAATGTCCCTATTCCTCGTTATCCATCACAATATCACTGCCCGTATTATCAACCGGCTCAATTACCTCGGCAGTTTCAACTTTTGTTTTCTTCGCAGTTCTTTTAGATTTTACACTCTTAGCTTCTTGAACTTCTGGTGCTGATTCTACAGTAGGTTTATCAACTATGCTGTATCTACCGTCTTTACATTCAACAAATATAGTATCCTTGTCATATCCCTTATTTGAGAACTGTATGGTTTCACCATCGTAATCAACTACAATTACCATACTGTTTTTTGTTATGATTTTACATTCTTTTACCATTGTTTCTCCTTAATGGAAATTGACAGGGTATGTTTCAACCCTGTCGTAAAAAACATTAATCTTCGTCATCTTCAGGCAGCTCAACCATATCAATGATATTGCCTTTCTTGTCTTCTAATACAGTGAACTCAATCTTAATGGTAGCCGGATCACCTTCACTAGAAAATGACAGATCCAGAGCTTTCTTAGGTCTTGCCTTATAAGCCGTGATAATGTATGGAGTTAATACACCATCTTCGTCTTTTTCCACAGTGTTCATGGTAACGAAGTAATCACCAGGATTCTTTTTATTTGTAAATGAAATCTTTTTAACATCGGTTGTTTTTGAAATAACATAACCAACCTCATAAGATTTATCAACCTCAATGTCTGTAGTATTAGTTGGTGTAAACTTCCCAGCAGAATAAGTACCTTCTATAACAGTTTTAGCATATTCCCCTTCGGGATATACAAAAACAGTCCCGGTCTGAACGCCCACAGGCAATGTCAATTCACCAGCAGTTACACATACAATAGTTTTCTTCCGAGCTATAAGTGCTTCGGTGTCAATAGTACCATCAGATAACATAGCATACAATTCAAATGGAGTTATCTGTGCTTCAACGGTCATAGTTGCATTGTCAATGGGATTACTAAAAGCAATCTTTTTAGCACCCCTTGCTTTTGCGTAAGTTTCGTCTGCACTAAATCCCATTGTGGTAGTATTTGCATAATCAAACCACAGATACGGAGCCATAGTAGCCAGTACACGAATATCAACATCGCATACCTCACGATTAGCCTTGTTTATAAACATATTATTTCCTCCTTAATTTAGGTAAAAATAAAAAAGCCCCTATTGGAACTTTTTGAATTTTAATTATTTTCATTCTTGATCAATGAATACCATTGACCAGAATTAAATTTCTTTTCTTTATCGCCATGTATTGTAGTAATTCGCAATGAAGTTTCGTAACTATCTTCATAACGCTGCCGCGCAAACTGATCCATCATCTGGTAAACGGTAAGATTCCAAATGTTTGTCATATTTAAGCTTTTATGATGAGTAGAGAGAGAAGAAATTATATTACCGAGTTCCATTCTTTCGTCAGCTTTTGGTTTCTGTTTCTGTTTCTGTTTCTTAGGATATCGTCCATTTTTTATTCTTTCCATCATTTTCGCAGCTCTTTTATTTTTAACTTTTGTGTTATCAAATTCGTCCCTCTTATTTGAACAACTCAATCGTTGCAATATAATATCAACAACATCGTTATATATGTTGCGGTGAATATATCCAGTAATGATCTTTTTGTTATTTTTATCAACAGATCCATCGTAAGTTGCAAAGGCTTTTGACTCTTCTATATACTCAACATCTTCTTCAAAAAAGAAATTTAAAGCTGTTAATACATCATTTCTTACTTTAGGATCAAAAATCATCAGATCATAGAAACATATTTTACTTCTTTCTAGTTCATCAATTGATTCATATTCTTGTTTGACTTTGAGTACAAGAGATTTATCTTCATCGGACATCTTGCCAAAATAAGATTTTACTTTTGTCTCATCATTCAAAAGATCATAATATGTATCTATATCCATTAGCAGCACACTTAGATAAAAGCTATAGGCAGCCATTGTTATTTTGGCAATATCACTTAATAACGGCGACTTAACTGAACCAACACCTTTTAAGTAAATTGGTTCATAAGACAGAAGAGTAAAATAATCAATTTTCATATCATCATCCCTTCTTCTCATTTATAGCTTTGACTTTGAAATCTGAAACGACATATGTCATCTGCCTACCATAATAATTATTATTGGGATATGTTGGTGTAGCTTTTTTAAGCGTAGGACTACCAACACCATATTTATTTTTATGCTCAGGCTTTCTTAAGTCTTGATCAATTATGTCTGCTAATATGTCAATAAAAGTCCCAGCATAACCACTTCCCTTGTATTTTTCAACTCGCTTTTTATTTCCGATCACATCTTTATGGGCATATACCCATATGTAAATCATTACATCTTTTATTGTGTGGGAGGATGAAGAAAAATCTGTTTCAATACACATATACGGTTTGGTTTCAGTTTGTGTATTTTCAATGTATGGAAATGGAAATATTTGTGAATATACTAGATTATCTATTTCACAATCTGTATAGTTTTCACCAAGTAAAAGTTCACAAATCTTCTCCGATTTCAGGAACATTGTGATAAGATTATCTTTATATGCCCCCAAGTCTCGTAAAATTGTATCCAGTCTTCTCACCTCCTAATATATATGATCAATGACAATCTTTAGATTATCAATTACAGAATCATCAACTAACACTTCTAATAAAAAAGAAGAACCGATAAGTCCTTCGTCATTCACTTGCAACCTTATTGTTTTGTCATCATTTATGATAGATGTAATCTTATCACCAAAGTCGCAATTAATATTCCACTCAAAATCAACATCAGTTAGTAACACGCCATCTTCATCAGCAAAAGTAACACTATATGTCCGGGCAAATCCCGCACGAAGAGTTTTACTTCCGGAAATAACAGATGAAAGCGTTGTTTCATTATTCTGGTCAGTTGAAGTGGGAGAGAAATAATCTGCAATCCAAATCGACTCACCAGAATCGAGTGTAATAACCTTATCTCTTTCTGTTCGTTCTGTTTGTGTAAAAATATAATATGTAATACCACCCTCACCAAATTTAAATGATACATTGTCTGGACGGGTCAGTTTATAAACAGACGGTGTTACCACACTATAATCCATGAACATACGTTTTCCATTACTTATTTTTAAAGTTTCTTCATCAATAGGCATATATACCATGAATTGATTAGATGCTAAAGTGATAATTTTATTTCCTGTTTCACCATTGTTATATGCACTTGCATTTAAGACGAATGACGGTCGTTCAATTAATTCACCTGAATTATTTAACCATCTTTGTGTGTAATTACATTGATACATCTTACCGTCGATATATATTTCATCATCACAGTCAGCCTCATATACTAACCATATACAGTTAGCCCACTCAACATAATCACCTACTAAAATTTTTTGTCCCGGAAACGCTTCAAATTCCTTATAATAAGTTTTCGTGCCAGAATTAATAATTAATTGGGTATCTTCACCATTTATTTTTACATCTTTACATGATGGATTATTGGAAGCTTTTTTAAATATATTATCCTTTAATCGACTTATATTTCGTTCTCTCTGGGTGCTACCATGAAGTTTTATTCTGGCGGTATATCTATCCATTAACCTCACCATCCTTAAAATACTTGGCGTTAATTTCCTCTAAAATTCGGATGCATTTAAAAACTTCACTTTTACACACCTTTACAGAATATTCTTCAGCAATAAGATACTGCATTGTGTTTAAAACCGTAATAAATCTAGGCTCATTAACTAAAACTGTGATGAGTTCTTTATTGCCAATCAATTCTCGTTGAAGACTTTCAAGATAGTATTTTAAAGTTTTTGATTTTTCTTCTTTTAAAGGTAATATCTTATAGGTTTTATTAATTAAAAATTCAAAATAATTACAGAAACTTGATTTTGGAATAAGACCATATTTGACATTTATCATGATTTTAACCTCGCCATATCTCCTATGATATATGAATATTCACTGGTTAAACTTCTGGCGTGTTTTCTTGCAAGTTCATATCTATTACTAATTTCTTCTAATAGATTAGCTGGAGAGAAAACCGAAAAATCTTTTGTACTCATACTATTTTGTAGAACTTCAATGTTATTTACATATGGAGTTAACCAAAAAACAATCATCCATTCAATAAGAATGTCCATAACCTCTCCGGGAATAGTAAACGGAAATTCCATAAGCTCATTATCACCAAGAGATAAGTCAACCGTCTTCTTTACAATACGATTGCATTTTGCTATAGATTTATTCATAAGTGCTAAAAGGGTGTCTGTTTGTAAAAAATCACAAAGTTTGAGTAAATCAGGATCGGTTATATTATCTTTAAATAAGGAGAATACATCTTCATATGTGGTTGTCGTAGCCATATCATAATCCCCCTTATCAAATATTAAATTGAACTCCTAAAGCAGATTCTAAAGTATCTATAATATTTTTATCCAAGGTACCTTGGTTTAATCTACTCTTAGCGACTGCTGCGACGGTTTGTTTCATACCTTTAGAAAATGTGGCAATAGTTTTAGCGAGTTTATTTTTGTCATATTTCAATAGATCGTCAATTGTATCCGGGGTAACTATATTTTTGTAATGCTTAGTTACCTTTAAGAAATCATAAAGTTGAACGGTAGAATATTCTTCGGTATTTTCAAATATAATCCAATTATCTTCAAAAAACCGCCTGTCTGTGTTCCTCATAGATGCTAGTTCGCCAAGTTCCATATATTCTACAGAACCAATATCATCCCACTCAACCATGTATCCCATAATCTTTTTTGAAACATACACAGCACCGCCGACAGTGTTACATATAACAGGAACTACGGTATCCAATGGAATGCGTGTCATTTTCTGTATTCTTTTCGCTATTTCCACTTTGTTTTCTAATACATTTTCTTCGGAATCTGCTATTTGTTTATTTAATTTTTCTTCATACTCAGCACGAATTTTGATTTCAATTTCAGCTCTTAAAGCATCAGCCTTTTCCTGTGCGCGCTGTTCCCGTTGCTCTTTCGTTAATCCAGCCATAATAAATCCTCCTTAAATTCACCAGGTAGAGAACTAAAACAATAATTCTCTACCTGTATTAATTTTATGATAACTTATAAATACCCATCTCTTCACATAAAATTGCTTTCATACCATAAGCCATCGCCATCACATATTCCTGAGACAAATCTGTCATGTCAGTAACTTTACCCTCGATAATAAGCGTTTCACCCTCAATTACAGCCTTAATGAATTTATCGTCACCGGCAACAATATACAAATCGTTGCCTAAAATAAAATCAGTTGTTCCAGCTTTATGACCGTTCTGCATCACTACAATAGGTGTAGTATAAAAGTGCCCAAAATAACCCATAGCATACAGATCTTCTTTTGCGCTGTTTGCGTCAGCACCTCTTACGTTAGTGATTTTTCTAGCCGCCTGTTTTGAACCAAGAACGACAGCTTTCTTGCCAGTTGCGGCTTCTACATGATCAATAATATCAGTTAACGTGCTTTCAACGAAAGAACCTGCTGCACCATTAGAGTACGGCGCGGCAAGACCATTAAATGCGCCAACGACAGAAGTATACATATCGTCAGTGATCTTCTTCTGAAATGCTTCAGATACTAAATCAATCATTTTATTAAAATCAACTCTGCCGGAAAGGATTCTACGAAGTTCATCATAAAACTTAACGCCTTTTAACCGAGTCTTGATAGTAAATTCCTCGCCCCCAGTCAATCTCTGTCTGCGAAGTCCCTGTGTGCCCTGTGCAATATCAGCTACGATAAACACACCCTTATCATTAATTTCAAATAAATTGGTGTCACCTTCTTTAAGGTTTCGCCATTCTACGTAATTAAAAAGAGGGCAGCTCTCTGGCAGCCCTTCAATGACTGTTTTTGTGATAAGTTCCTCTAATATAGAGAACAGACCCCTACACTTACCATCTCTGATATCTCTCCAATTCAATTTGGTAGAACCATTATTAGCCTCAACAAGTGCCAGTCGCAATGTTTCCATGGAATCATCTACAGAGTAATTACCAGCCACATGACCTTTGTATGCATCTACTGCAATTTTAATCAAATTTGTATCCATTATATGTATCCCTCACTTTCTAATTTATAATTACTGTACTTCCAGCACTTTGTATTTAAAACGTCCGGAGGTTTCGGTTGCTAAGTATTTTGCGGTTAATTCACCAGCAACAACATCATTGGTCGTATCATCGTCACCAATAGAGAAAATATCACCTTTTGTTAAAATACCTACGCGCATATCATCATCGACCTTGTTTACAAACGTATCCAAACCATGATATCCGCGCTCATCATATTCAACCTCCGGGGTACACACAACTCCAATCATAGTGTCACCCGTGGCTGGAACAGAATACTCGCGCAGTTCCCTCTCACCACTAACTAAGCCCCCAACAGTCACCAATGTGCCATTCTCAACATCTGCGGTTGCCCGTACAGTTCTAAGGAGAGAAGGTACTCTGTTAAAAGCACAATTATCAATTCTTACAAACTTTGCCATAATATAAAATCCTCACTTTCTAATTTTGTTATTTGTTAAGGTATTTCTTCATCAAGCCACCATATGGTTCTTCTTCGTCCGTTTGTTGTTCCAACGAGAATTTAATACCAGTAGCTGGTTTTGAATTGCTTTCACTTGCCTCATCGTTAACATCTTCTACAATTGTGTAATGTCCAACGATACAAAGACATTCTTTTGTTAAATCTTCAATAGAAAAATCTTTTGAATTCTCTTTTAATGTAGTAAACTCAGCGGTTTTACCGATCCTTTTTTCAAACTTTGCAAATACCGCATTTTCTTCCGCATTGCGCTTTTCAGTGTTCACCTGTTCCTCAAACTCCTTAAGAATTTTATATTCAGAATTTGTATAGGAATGATCAGCCTGGTAATTAGAAAATTCAGTAGAAATAATCTCAAAATTTACTCGATCTTCATCAAGCTTTGCTTTTTCATCCAAGGTTAACCACACTCTTATCATTTCTTCAAAATCGTCAGAAACAGTGGCGGTTAATGTCACATCATCAAAAGTATAAGAATATCGTCCATACTTGCTAGTATAATCATTAGCAGTCCAGTGATTTATTTCAACAAAAACATATGTGTCGTCAAAATCAGAAACCCAAAAGTATGTTTCTTCAACATGGTTCCCGATTTCATCTTTGACGATAATCGGACTAAATGCATTACTTAATATTTCTCTCTTCTGATTGTATGTCGCAGAGAATACAACAGGTTCAACTTCCTTTTCTCCAAAAAGTTCATTCATTTTAGTTTCAAATTCATCATCTGACAAATTGTCAATGGAAAAATCCAAATCCTCAATGGTTTTGTTGTACTTCTGGAGAATTACATTTTTTACATCCAAAATGTTACCTCCTTGATTTTTGTCTGTATTATTCATACAAAAACTTAATTGCTCTTTCATCTCATTCATTAATAAAGTAAATTCATTCTTATTAATGCTATATGTAATTGGTCTTACTGATGCATTAGGAAAACAAGGTTTTACATTGAATTTTGGATCGTCAGACTTATTCAGTAAGCAGAGCGCATCAAATGAAAAATCTACAATATCTGTGTAGGTTGGATCTTCTTTTAGCGGCTCAGAAAAAGAATATAATAATTCCATACTCTGTCCGAAATAAACATCTTCGCTATAAATAGCTTCTGCTAATTCAGGGTATCTCCCAATCCATAAAACAATATCACTAACTAAATATGTAGATTTTGTTCCGTTTTCCTCCATAACATCTTCATATTGTGGTTCATTAGATGGAATTGCTACTCCAAATGGAACACATAAATTTTTTAATGTAAGAGTGGATAAATCCAAAGAAACATCATGTCCACCGAGATAATGATTTCCGTTTTCATCACACATGAGATGTCCAATTACTGGAACAAATGATAGAGAAGGATATGCCTTATTCACATTATCTTTACTGAAATGAGATTTATTTGGGTTTTTACCTAATGCCATTACATAGCATTTTGCTTTTAGAAAATTCTCATTGATTTTTTCAAAAGAGCGGAGCTTTGCATTAAATAATAGAGACATTTTTTTATCATCCATATTTTGGTTCCTCCTTTCTTTAAAATCTCAATGTGTTTTCTAAGAGAAAACTGCTTGAATCAAAATTACTTTGTAAATAAGACAGAAGCTCTTCTGAAACACAAAAAACATAGGCTTGATTATTACCCATGTTTTCTAACATATATTTAAATCCTATTTTGCTAAGTTCATCAGCTTTTTTAGAATCAAATATTTTTATTAATTTTTTATCCATATTCACTCACCTATTACTATTCCCATCACTGTTTTGAGTGGCTTCACCAGCATCTCCAAGTTTTTCTCCATTGCTAACATTTGTGGGACGACCACCATCAGTATTAGTAGTAGTAGATTTAGTATTAGAACTAATTAAAGGATTTGTCCATTGTTTAATTCCAAGCTTAAGCACCGAATCTTCTAAATATGTAAGTCCAATAACGTCTGATGGAGAATAACCCAATGATGCAGCATATGAAAGTTTTGAACAAACACCGTATTGTGCTGCTTTAGCAAATCGATTAACATACTCATCATTGTTAAAAATAGATTGTGCTGTAAATGATACCTTAAAGCTATAATCTAAATTCATCTTCTTTATTCTTTTGTTAAAATATCTTTGGAATTGTAATAGTAAAGAATAAGCAACTTGTTCATCTGGCTTGACAGATAAGGTAAGAGATGCAGAACTAGTTGCTTTAGCAGAGCCAAAAATAAGACTGCTTACACCTGATGACATCCAAAATTCTTCCTCTGATTCAATTACTGCATTTGTATCAGCGGTAGCAGAAGAAGCAAATGAAAAATCAGTAATAGCGAATGGACTCATGAACACACCGATTCCGTCATTCCCAATATTATTAACAATATGATTGAAATATTTTTCATTAATCTCAAAATCCAATAATGGGACTCCAGCATCATCAGTTGGCAATTTTAGTCCAAGAGCTTTATAATTATCATTTTCCTTCTTTGCTTTCTGAAGCATTTTATAATCTTCAATGTCAAATATGCTGGTTATCAACCCAGTAAATAGTGGAAGAGAATGATACGGATCTGATTCATCAGCTTTAATGCATATTCCATTTTGCGGTTCATACCAGCGAAGCTTGTTATTTCCCTGAATGTCCTTCTCTTTATTACCCTTATATTCATCATAAGCTTTTTCAAATTCTTTCCCATACATAGGCAATAATACTTTATTACTACCATTAAAGAAGTTCAAATCAAATTGATATGTGTAAGTTCCATCTTCAATGCCAGAAATCTTAGCATATCTACTCTGTACTGGTTTTATATAAAATGAATCTGGAGATTCATAACAAAGACCAAAAAATACTCCATCACGAACAGCAACTTTAATAGCTTTCATTGCTTCATGATGAAAATTGTATTTTTCACATATCTGTGCAAGTTCAAAATAAGTCTTCTCAAATTCACTTTTTTTGAGACTTTCAGGAATTTTAGTTGGGATGATCAAATAATTATAAAGAAGAATAGTAGAAAAATAATCAATAAGTCTTCTATAGTGACTTGAAACTATATATAAGTAATTACTCAACTCTTGAATTTCTTTTTCATTTTTCTGCGGAGTTTCCAACATAGAAATTATAGCCTTTTTATCATATTTCTTATATATAACACTTTCACTTTTACTATTTATTAAGTCCTGCAACACATTTCTTTTTAAATTTGCAAAAGACATTCTAGTATATTGACTTAATATCTTTTTCTGTTCCTCTTCTGTAAAATCTTTTACTTCCAATGAATTTTTCCTCCTTCCTGATTTTATCTTTTATATATTTTTGGTTGTCTGCACATTGACGAAAGACGAGATGGATCAAACTTTTCTCCACTTGGTTTGCGTAATAAATCCTCTCTTCTAAGGATGGCAAGTGCATAAGCACCTTCTGCAATTGTGTAAGCCATATCATCATGTAAATTTTTCTTATCTTTTGCTAGTTCATATGAAACTCCACCATTAGGATTATCATATCTGCACATATATGATAGTTGCATTTTAGCAAGATTAATATTTGCTAAGGTTAATTTTTCTTCATTAGATAACTCTAGTGTATCAAATCCACCATCCTTATTTTCCACTAAAAGATAATCCTTGTTATCATAGTCAGTAAAATTAATAAGATTAAGTTTTACCATTTTAGAAACAGCATCATACATTATTTTCTTATATCCCTGTGGGTCTACCAAATGCACAATAGGTGCAGCACCTTTATATTTTTTTCTCGCGGTTTCATATTGTTTGTGGTCTGGATCAATAATTCCTCGATGTTTACCACCAAATTTATCTATCCAATCTTCCATAAGCTGGTCTGCTACTGCACTTATACCACCGCCACCGGAACCTGCATCAATATAGAATTCTATATTTTCCCACTCCGCAGCACGTTCACCATTATATAGTATCATTAGTTCTTTTATAATTTCTAACTGTGCTGGCATAGTAAGTGGTGTTTTATTTTTAGTATCTTGATCTACCATCGAAACTACATTTTCAAGTTGCAATCTATATCCCACTTCCTTGTCATCTATAATTTGGAAGATACTAAGAATACTGCCGTCAAAGTTCCTTGCTGGGTCATAACAAAATATAAATTTCTTTTTCCCTGTGTCATTATATAACAATGGTTTTCTTGTAGTTGAATTTCTTATGAGTTCATCCATGGTAACAACAGCATTCTGACCACCACCTTTTCTAAACTTGTTAAAAAGTTCAACATCGGCATTATCTGGGTCTTCTTCTATAGACTTCATGATTTGATCTTCTGTAAGATGAGATTTTATTGGCTCTCCGTCAATTGTAGAATGATGCAATATATCATAAGCGTTAATATCAAAACAAAAATAATTTCTATTTCCCACTAACATTTTTTTGTAAAAGGTTTTGTATTTATCGTAAAATGGGTAAGTTACATCCCCGACAGAAGATGTATATAGAATTTGTAATGGCATTTGTTGAGGTTTATTATATTTTATCTTCTCTGTTGTTGTTGAAAAACTTGTATCAACGTTTATATAATTTTCTACAACTGCAAGTTCATCAGCCGTTTTCCATGCTGTTTCGTTAAACCAAACAGCTCCACGCTTACCTCTAATGGCTTCTAAATTAGAAGACAGTGCTTCCATTTTTGAATTATTATACAACCTGAACTTACAAGTAGGAGCTTGTAAAAAACCCGTTTCACTGTTACTTCCAGTTCTGTCTATTTCTCTCGCAAAAATATCTGTAACACTTTCAAATGATGGTATTCTCTTCAAAGCTATATCTCTAAGTTTATTGAATGATTCAACTGATTGAGCATATGTATTAGAGCTTATATATAAACTATAGTTAGGGATTAATAGAAGTCGATCCATGAAATAAACAGCTGCTAATGTATCTTTACCAGCACCTCGACATTCAGCCCATAGAGCAAACTGACACCCCCAAGTTCTCATAAAGCAATAAGCCTGATAATCAATGAGTTTTATTCCGAAAAAAAGTTCTGAAAATTTAACGGGATTCTTTCTTCCCCATTGAATTATCTTTGCCATTTTAGTATATTCTTCTATTTTTTTTTGACTAAACTCTCTGGATGACATAGGTTTATAAATTTCCATCAATGTCACCTCTTCCCATTTTCTAAATCTATAATCTTATTTTTAAGAATACGATTTTCTTCTTTTAAATACTCTAGTTCATTGTCATATTTTTGAATTAATTCTCTTTGCTCTTTAATAATATCTGTATATTCATTATTATCCAAGGTGAGTTGATTAGAAATATTTATGTTACTAATTTCATCAATTTGTTTAAATGCTTCACTGGTTTTTATATCAAATAAATTTACTTCAATTTCGGGAAAACCATGCTCGGCCATTTCCTTCATTATTGAAGACAATGAATTTTGTCCTTGTTTGGAATTTTTATTATAATTTGATGCAATGTTATTATCTTTAGCAATTGTTGCAATAGAAGATAAAAGAGAAGATTTGGAAGATGTTAATTTTGATATTTTTACATCATCTACGTCCTCTTTAGATAATTCTAAATTCATTGCTTCTGTAATTTTTTTACATTGACAATACAGCATAGTTATTTCGATAACCCCTTGCATTTTATGTCCATCATCTGAAATTCCATCTGTATCACAATAACCAGCTAAAATATTAAAGCAATATTTTCTGTCAGTATCTGACAAACTAACATCGTCAAATGGATCGTACCCAATGCTTGAAATTACATAAGTCATATTCTGCTTGTCTTTTTTAGTCCATTTGATGATAGCAGTATCATTAGATTTCTTTTCTGTAGTATCAAGAACTTTCAAATCTGCATATTTTTTTGCTATTTTATCTCTTGAGCTTTTTGGTGTATTACTTTTCTGGTGAATAAATCCATCCTTTTCTGAATCGGCATAAGATAGATTCAGATCTTGTCTCATTGCAATATTTTTAAAATAGAATTGTAATATCTCTTTTCCATAAAATTTAACATTATCCAATTCAACATAACTGTATTCTTTTATGAATTGATTTTTCGCAGATTCCAAAGAATCTTTATAGTATGGTTTATCAATTTGTCTCAATATTTTGTTTAATTCTAATTCATTAATTTCTCCTGTGTTAGCATTCAAAGAACTATTTATTACACAAGTTTTACAAATCGGTACACGCTGATCAATTGAGAATAATGGACTTTTGCTGATATAAAAATCTGTTAACCTCTTTTCACTGTGACAACAGGTGCATCTTTTTTTTCCTTTTTGTTTGTTTGCTGGTGTTGTTTTACCAGCGTCTTTAGTTTCCTTTGGCAATATCACACCATCCTTTCTTTTTTTGTATAATGAATTAATCCGGATAGTTGGATTCGAACCAAACGGCCTCTGCATCCCAAATGCAGCGTTCTACCAAGCTGAACTATATCCGGAGAGTGAGAGAGTGGTTGTTGTAAAAATTACACTAACCACTCTCCATAATGGGAGGATAACTATAATAGATGTGATTATCGTCGCCCTCCGTTAGAAAACTAAGATTGGGATAAATCTTACATTAAAATTTTGACTTTACTTAATGTCACCAAGCTTATCAATGACTTTATCTAACTGCTGATCAGCGTAATTTTCAATATATAAGAATGTGCGCTGAACAATCTCTGTGATATTGTCTTTAGATATAACAGGCTGTAGATACTTTGGCACCATAGAATATAAATGATCTACAACATATCCCTGTTTTGTATGACCGGCATCAATTGCCCCAACATATGTTTCCTCGGCTTCTTTAATCCAGTAAGCTACCATTTCTTTTACTTTTGCGTTTGTAGCGAAATACTTAATCACGTAAATTGCAATAACTAAAGCTGGATAAACCAAATATTCTAACATATTCATATTTTTTCTCCTTTAATTGAAAAACCCCGTGATCGAAGGACGGCGGGGATGTTTGTGGGTGTTATTAACTGAACCCAAACATATCGTTAATAGTGTCTTCATCATGATTTTTTGCATATGAAGAAGTAGTAGAAATATCTTCATGATGACAAAGTACCTTCACTTCATCTAAGGTATATTTGCGGTTGGTTCCGTCGGGATTTTTTAGTCTATCATCTTCCCCTTGCAATAAACATTCTACACGGCTATGTCGGAGCGTATGGGTAAAGATTGAACACTCTTCACCTCTGATATCAGAAAGAATTTTTGAAATGGAACATACTCTATCATATATTGCATCTTCATTAACTGTAGATTTATTACTCCCAGATCCTTTAATCCAAAGTGAATTGATTTTATCATCTCCACGTTGATCTAAATACTGGCGAATTAATTCTTTTGTATCATCAAGATAAACTAATGCAAATTTTTTTCCACGTTTACCAATAACAATATTTGTTTTATTCCCGTCTAATAATCCGTGTTTTTCTATCTGATATAATTCATTTTTACGTCCAGCAGAATCAAAACCAATACTCCAGAGAACAGCTGATTGTAAATTTCCTTTTTCAACTAAAATATCACGAACTTTGATAAACTCTTTATATGTAAAGAAAAAATCGTCATCATCATCCCTGACCCTTTGTTTGGGAACACCCTTAACTTTCTTTGCAGTATTTATTTCATATTCATAGTCATCGTCTTCTTCACAGAATGTAAGCATACTGTTTATTGAACTCTTCAAGCGATTTACCCTATTTGCGGACATGTCACAGTTATCAGAAAAATAAATACTTAACCCACGGAAGTCTTTCTTTGTCAATTCTAGAACACTGCGATTATCTAATTCTTTAAGCACATAAATAAATATAATTCGTAGATCATTATAATAACCATTTATTGTACCTTTAGATTTCTTTCGTTGTCGGTACTCTGCTAAAAAATCATCAAGAATCCGTTTGTTTTCTTTATTTACTTGTTCCCATAGTTCAGGAGTGTAAAAATTATTATATATCCGTCCCCTTTTCATTTTTCACCCCCTTTATAAGCGACATTCTGTTTATTATTCTCAATAATGGCTGGTTTCGTCCAACTTCTCTAAAATTTCTTCAGCAGTTATACTTTCGCCACGGGAAACACACCGATTCTGATATGCTTCCACGGCAATTTTTATGAGTTCTGCCTGATCCGCAGTTAACTCTAAGGTTGTAACAATCATTTCATATGGGTTAATATTTTTCATATGTTTCTTTTACCTACTTCATTTAAATTTTATATATTCATTTTCCTTGTTTTCATCACAAGAAGAGGACAGCAAAGTCATACAACAATGCCGCCCTCAACATAAAAAGGAGAGAGTAATCTCTTAATTAAACATGATGTACCAACAATCCACATGTTCATGAAACAAAATATTAATTCGTAAAGCGTAATTACTTAATCACCGCTTATTATAGTTGGAATTTTTCAGTTAAGGATAATTTTATATGTCTCGTTGTGACCATATATGAAATTAAAGCCATAAATTTTAACAGCTGCTTTATTACCTTTCATTATAGAATCGCTATATGGATCAGAACCAGCAAATGATGGGGATACCAATATTTCTGTGTCACTACAACATCCTTCAAAACTTGGTAGTTCCTTACCAGAATGATAATGACCCAAAATGAGATAATCTAAAAAAGAACGCCTCAACATGCTTAAATCCTTAATAGAAGACTCCAGATTTTTTATTGTGTGTCCATGCATTGCAATTATTTCATAATCATGAAGTGGTATCTCAATATATTGTTTTCCTTCATCTGCTAAATGAACATTAATTCTTTCATTTTTAAAACATAAATCTTTAATATAATTCCCAATCACATATTCCAAATCTTCGTCAGCAAGCTCACTGGCTTTTGTACCTAATGGCCTTAACTGGGTATGATTTGCAGTAGGGACATGATAATAATCAACTTCTACATAAGTAGATATGCTTCTTAGAAATAACGCAATCAACCTGCTAATTTCAACCGTTGCCTTTACAATTGATGAATCATTCAGTTTTAAATCACTGACTCTAAGAATACCCTGTATGGTGTCACCCAGAGAAACGACATGAAGTTTGCCAACTTTATGTTTCTTAACAAAACATTCAACTTCTCCGGCAAGAAATTCTAATCTATTCTTTGCTATTTCCGGAGAATATTCATTGTTTTCACTTTTAAACTTGGCACCATAATGCATATCTGCCAATGTTAAAATATACTCGGTGGAGAAATCTTCGTCTTTTGAAAGTGGTTCAAAATCAGGTACAGGAAGAGTTTCACAAATCTTACCAATATATTCATAAAACATTTCTTGCCGGTCATTTTGCCTATTTATTCTGGTTTGTTCAATATTTATTGTCTGCCATTTATTCCGCTCTTTTCTTAACTCTCTGATTTTTTTATCAATTTCAGTTTCTTTAGAAAATTCATCAGAATTTGTATACAATTGATTTTTCAGAAAAGCCTCTCTGAATTCTCCACCAAAAATAGTAGAAGATGACTTACGAATTGTATCAGCTGCGCACTGAACATTATATTTATCCTTTATTTCTGTCCAATCTAAATCATTAATACCATTGATCTTATCTGAAATATCGGCACAGATTGCTTTATATGTATCTTCATTTAATCCATACTTTTCTAATTCTTCTTTTAAATTAAATATGATTTCACCAACTTTCTTTAGTCTTCATCAGTGGGTAACTCCACAGAAATTTTAAAAGTTACTTTATCTATCTCCGGCAACGCCTCAATAACTTGGGCAGTAATATCACCAGTTTCATCTACAAATTTCATTTCTCTAAGCAAAACATCTTTTACTTCAACGGTTTTCTTTGCTGGTGTAATTCTTTCTGCACTTTCAGTAACCTTAATAGCCATATTTTGAATTTTCCTTTCGTTCATCAAAAAAGGAGAGCAGTGATCACTCCCCTAAAATATTTCATCTAAATCTTCCAAAACATAATCAACAACACCAAAACTTAACTGTTCATCAACATCCATGTACCAATCTTTAGCTTTATTCCTCTTGAAGGTTTTGTCATCTATTTTTGTTCTTTCCAAAATGTAAATTCCCATTTCATCCACTTGCTGTTTGTATATTTTCTGCTGCTCCTGAATTTGTTCATATGTACCCTGCGAACCACCAGAACCCGTATGAGCCATTGCTTTTGCATGGCTGAGCGTATACCTTTTGTGTCCGGCAATTAATAACAGAAAACCGCCAGAATATGCAATACCCATATTCACAGTAACAATTGGCGTTTTAAACAATAACATAACATCAATTAAACTGTATGTTTCTGTTAAATATCCACCAGGACTGTTAATTAAAATTTTGATTGGAATTCTTTTGTCTACATCAATTCCCTTATCTGCCATATTAATACAGATAATACTTCTTTGAATCTCAAGCACATCTTCTGTGATTTCACAATCGATATAAAATGTTCTATTTTCGTCCAGTCTCCAATAATTTACTAATTCAGGAGATGGGAGTTTCATATTTTCAAGAGATTGTGGGATTTCTATTAATAATTCGTTAATAATGAACCCTTCTTTCTGTTTGTATATTTCTCATAATGAGATTTTTGTACCCTTATTGGTGATAATTACCCTGGTTGATTTTAAACAATCAGAAATAGCTTTTTCTAAATCTTCTTTAAGTTCTAACCGAGCTGATGTATCTCCATGTACCAAATATATTTTTTCACAATTAATACTCTTATAGTAATTAATTAAATCATTCCGCTGCATGTGTGATGAAAATGAGCGAAGATTAAAAATTGATGCTTTGTTTTTGCATGGTTTACCACTAATATTAATAGTTTTCTTTGTATCGCCAGTTTTTATTAAATTTGCTAATGTTCCGGGGCCAGCAAATCCCACAAACAAAATTGCATCATCTTCATTGGGTAAAATGCTCTGTGTCCACTTAACACTTCTCCCTGCACAAAGCATCCCACTGCTGGATAAAATTAATTTTGCACCCTTGTCTGCAACAGCAGCACGGCTATTCTCTGGAGTAATAATCCTTTTGATATTCTTCCATGACATCATTTCGTCGAATTTATTTTTGGCTTCGCCGGTGAGAATTAAAGAATAACAGTCTAATAATCTGTTTGCTAATGGACTATCTACCAAAACGGGAATGTTAAATGTTTTATCATTGCCATATAGACAATATAATTCCCATAAAATAAATGGAGTACGATCATAGGCGAAGCTTGGTATTAAAACACGTTTTCCATTATCAACACAATATTGTTCAATAACAGATTTCATTTTCTTTCTGTCTAATTCAATGTCCTTTTTAGACATAGAGCCAGCACGTCTTCCGTATGTAGCTTCACCAATTACCACTTGAGTATTAACAGATTTTTGTAATGGCTCTACAAAAACTTTTCTATCCTCAATCATTTAATTCCCTAAGTCAGAGGTAAATAATATTTTTCTGGTATGTGAGCCACCTTTAATAAATAATTCCATCTGGCATGAACATAATACGTGACCGGCGGGAATATATCTGATATTAATTTCTTTGTCTATTTCTACAATATTTCCAACATCAATCTCAATAATATGAGATAATGCCATATTTACTTCATCATTTGTATAAAGCGGAGTGTAACTGGTTGTATTAAATTTTGAATTAAGTTGATCACAATCTCTTTGATTAATATAAGCACTGTCCAACCACATTTCTTTTAAAATACATGTACTGCCTTTAGGAACTATAATTTTTATATCCTTATTTCCTCGTGCATATAATGCTGGAATTAATCCAATATGATCACAATGACAGTGGCCTATAAATACGAATTCTATTTCTTTTGGCTTGATTTTAGATAGCAATTGACTATTTGCCCTATAATTTTCCAGAATGGTATTATTGTCTTGGATCATACCCAATTCAAACAGAGCTGTCCTGCCAAAGAAACTAATTTTACTACAACTACCAGTAACACCTTCAGCGTTACCGCCAATTACATCAATCTGTACTTCTCGTTTTTTCTTAGCGATGGTGTCCAATCCACCTTTCTGATTTTAGTTTATAATGCTGTCTTTTCGCCGTTTTTTGAGTATGTTTATAAGATTTTTACTTTCCGTTGCGTAATAAGTAGAATGATTTGTATGAGTCTTATGTATATCCTTACCCATTGTGAAACCGATACTCTCTAAGTAATTTCTCTCTTGTTTCGTTTCGTAATTTTGACTATAATTGATAACCCTCTTTCTTTTTATATTTCCGAAAACCGGTAAGCCCCAAGTGAGACTTGAACTCACGACCTGCCGCTTACAAGGCGGCTGCTCTGCCAACTGAGCCATCGGGGCAAAATTGCGGGGTCAGGATTTGAACCTGAAATCTTTAGGGTATGAGCCTAACGACTTACCATTTGTCCACCCCGCGCGAAAAATATATAGCCAGATCATACATCTGACAAAACGGAGAGAGTGGGATTTGAACCCACGTGCCTTTTTACAGCAAACGATTTTCAAGACCGCCTCGTTATGACCACTTCGATACCTCTCCAATGTAAAAATAATAATAGGGAATTCACCCGTAATTCCCTTTAATTGTAAATGCGCCATCAGTTTTTAAGCCACTGCACTCTATAGAAAAGCAGGTAGTGGGAATTGAACCCACATAACCAGCGTAGAAAATTGTTATCTTATCTAATTAGATCATATATGCCATGATTATTTGTGCACACTCCACAAATATCTATTTGCGATTCTCAAATTTGAAGACTATTTATAGTGGAATGTGCACATGAAAAGATATAACTATTTGTCAATAATTACTATATTCCTCTTATCGTAAGATAGAAAAAAATAAAAAGTCCGCAAACCAAGTAAAATCAAGGGTTTGCGGACTTTTCTATTTTCCTAAATTGTCAAAAATCACTATTTTTTATTATGATAATAAGCCTTATTTTGTTCGTTTTTCATAGTTTTAGAACAATCATCAGAACAGTATATTTGCTTATTGGACTTCTTTTTAAAAGGTAAATTACAACATTTACATAAAACAACTCCATTTTTCTCATAATAAAAATCATAATACCATCCAATACGTTCAAAATCATCAACAACTATTGTCGGTGCAATATTCTGTATATTGATTTTTTGTATATCTTCTATGAAATTTAGCTTTAAGACACCATTATTTAATGGAGTTACCAGTCCAGATACATATAACATTCGTATGATATCTTCATTTATTCTCAATTTATGAGGAAGTTTTGCAATTTTTTTGAGTTCAGTATATTTTTTTTGTCCCCCACTAAAAGAGATTCCTTTATATGTCTTATCTCTATCTGTACTTTTTTGATCATAAATAAGCTTATTTAATTTTGCCCGGGCAAGGAATGTAAACATTAACTTTTTGCACTCATAAGAATATTGGTATTCTGATCCGTTTTCATCAATAATATCGCAGCCCAGTATATAATCAAGTTCAGGGACATATATATTAACCCTATCAACTACAGAAAGACATGAGCCTTTCTTATTTGCTTTGTTAAACGCCTTATTAATCATCTTATAATATAAAACTTTGTTATAATTCTCAATATGTAATTCACACCACTCATATAATTTTTCTTTTAACTTTTTAGGAGAATAATTAAGTATTCTCCTCATATATGTTGCAACCAGTCTTAGTTCAGTAGAAGAATGTTGTGGTGACTGGAATCCACGTTCGTATACCTGCTTGGCATATTCTAATTCATTATATTTGTAATTCAAATATTAACCTCCTGTATTTTATAGTTATACCCCAAATAAGTAAAATCATATTCTTGATTATCTGTCGGAAATGGAAACATAATACTAGTACATTTTGTGTTTTCAATAATATTTCTATTGATATATTTACCATATGCTCCCCACAATATATCTTTATTACTGGATGGTTTTTCCTTATAAAAATAATCAATGAGACAATTTAATATAATTTGAGGATTACTATTTATTTTTGCTAATCGATTATATAAATCATGCACTTTTATTCTAAAAGAAAAAAGTCCTCCTTTTACTTCATCATATTCCTCCTCATCATTTTCATCTGATGCAATCAAGATCATATCCATACGCCGCTCAGACATATATTTTTTAACTTCAGTAACAACCATGTCATAAAAAAATTTGTAGTCATTAACTTTATTACACTTGTACAAATTATAAACTGTTAATTCTGTTTCTATCTTTGTTTTTTTTGAAATATCAAAATTAATGCTTTCGATATAATAACACAGCAGATTCATTGAACTATTACTGAATAATACGGGACAAAATCTATAAAAATCTTCAATAAACTTTTTCTGCTCTTGGTTTTTGCGTTGCAGCAACTCTAACTCATTAAATGACATATTAAATTTCTGCTTGCAAATTCCGTTCTTTGTATCGAGATATTTTTTGTAATCTTTATTAGTTGCCTTATAAACATATCTAAAGAAATATGGATATCTATCAATTAGTAAAGCGTTGTATAATTCTTTTCTTGCAAAGTGTTTATCTATAACCTTGCCTTTTTTATTTTCTTTTATTCGCTTTCGTTTTACCCACACATCGGGTATTCCTTTTACTTTACGTCCTATCTTAGCTTTATCTATTTGGCATGATTGAGCCTTACAGCATTGTTTAAGTCTGGACTTTAGCAGTTTATAATACTGACTATCTTCACCATACTTTTCTTTAACTATTGGCATAAGGGCATAAGCATTACTTGACTTATTCGTTATTTTTCCAATAATAGAACCGAATGAAAATGTATCTGCATTATATAGGTCATCATCAGTAAATACAAATTTCTCTGGTTTCGGAGCATCATAAACCACTGGTAATTCATTTGGGTAAACAGACCTGATCATTACTGGGTTTGAGGTGGTTGCTAAAATATCGTAATCAAAATCACTTCCGGCAAAATTAAATGTTTCATGTCCATGATAGTTTAGTATAATTCCAAGTTTACAATATCTATACCATTTTTCAGTTTCATCATCTTTCTGCAAATCAAGAATGACATGTTCTGACAAATATGTAAGAGGAGATCGCATAGCATCCACTTTTTTTATGTTTCTTTCATTCCAGTAATTAGAATAAGATTTCCCAGGCTTTAATAATCCGGTAACCTGCAAACCACAAACATGTTGCATGAAGCCATATGGATCAGACACAATTACTTGGAAATTGCCATCAACATATATATCACCCTTGCAGGCATTCTCTATTTTATGTTTGATGACTTCCCTAATTTTTCCACGTATGTACTTGTCATTCTTTATATCATCACATATCATCAATGATTTTAGCCAATAATTATCACTACCACTAAAAAAATCTTGTATTTTTTTAACGTTTTTATTTACTCCCATTAAAAACAAAAGCATATAGTAGCGGTCTTTATATGAAACACCATTTATCCATTCAACAAACTGAGACGCTAATTCTTCCACATCTTTTTGATTCAAGTCTAATGTCTGTATGAATTGATAATTAAGTTTTAGCATATGCTTGGCCTCTTCAGGTGAAGTCAAAACAATACCCCAGAACAAATTATTCTTATGGCAATTATCAATGTATTGATCAACACTGTCAAAACTATCCCATAATTTAAACTGCGACTCACTTAGTATTACATCATAATCAAATAAATCCACCTTTATTGGATTTCCTGATTCATCAGAATAGATTGTATCAACCAAACATCGGCCAAATTCATCAAGCTTGCCATTTTCTTTAGCAAATTCATGAATAGGAAAAGTGCATAACATCCCTTTTATGAAATTTTGGCGAATACAGAACTGTGAAGGAACATAATCCAGATCCATTTCACTTGCCCATTTTTGTGCTTGTCTATATGTAATAAGCCCCATACCATCAGTTCTGTTCATCGGAGTATCTTTAAGTTCTTTTTGTATAATAGTATCATCAAACTTCCAAGCATTTTCAATTACGTGGTTTGCCATAAAAGAGGTGGTGTTTTCATAATCTTTTACGACGATAAATTTTGGCTCACTTACAATAAATGTGGATGACCCAGCCAATCCAAAATAAGCGTTAAACTTACTGGGAGAAAGTTTTTTGTCCATTTTACGGCCATTATTTAATTTTTCCTTAACACCCTCCAAAATTGTTTCTTCACAAAAAACAACTGTTGACACTCGGCCTTGACTGGCAGAACAACTTAATCGACGATACTTCTTGTCATTAACGAGAAATCCGTTATTAAACAAATATTTATAATGACTTGGCTCATCCATTACTACAACAACATAATCCTCCTGAAATAAAGTGCGGTTTATTTTTTGTTGCAACCTATTAACTTCATCAACATTAGACATCGGCTGTATATATTTTTCCCAAAGCCGATCAGTTAGTTCACATTTGCAAGTTTTATGCTTTTTCACAATTTTTTGACATAAATCCTGATTAAGGTGTTTTTGTTGATAAGTAAGTGCTTTTTTGTATTTGTTGCTAGTTTTAATTAAAATTTCTAGCTTATGTCGGTCAATAGTTCTTTTATTAACATCCCTTATAGTTCTTAATATTTGCCCATCAGTTAATCCTATTGTTTCATTTTGTTTTTTTGAATCTTCAAAAGTATCATTGATAACCCATCCAAATTCTTTTAAACGTCCAGAATGGTATTTACGGACATATAATGGTCTATTTGTCATTGACACCTCCGCAAAAATTGTTTCCTTGCTCTCATATTAAACGCCTCCTAATCATATAAATCATCCCAAAATTCTTCCTCTGTATCAAAACCGTTGTAATTAAGTGATTCCGCAAAACTACGATTACAAGTATTACATGCTGTTACATAACATTGTTCTACTTGATAATCATCACATTTATCACATTTGTTTTTGCAGCACAGATAATCTTCTATGATATCTATACAATGTGCTCTTTCTTCTTTACTCATTTATTTTTCACCTCATTCTTTTATTTTCTTATAAAAATCACCCCGATTTTCGATTTTATCAACTTACCCTAACAACTCTCCACTTAACCTGTCGCAAGCCGAAATTGAGGTGATTTTTACTATGCTATATAATAAAACTTGACAAAGGAATCATTTGGATTTCTTAGATGCTCGTCCCTTAACAAATCTTTCTACTATTTTGGCTTTCTGTTCATCAGACAGAACCTTCTTCGGTTTATCTGGATCGGGGACTGCTCCAGGATTATTCTTTATCCATTTCTTGGGAAATTTAGCACAAACAGATCCGTCCGAGTTTTCCACAAAATATTTGAACTCATCCTTGCGTTCAGAGTATAACTTTTTGACCCTATTTATCCATTTGCGTTCCGTATATGTAATAAGAACATAATGTTCACCTGAAATCCACTCAATACAATTCTCATTATTCCGATCAAAGTCTTTTTCCATTACTGATTGTCCCCTCTTTCTGCCGGTAAAAAATAGGCTGGTACTTTTTTAATACCAAATTTCTCGGCTATCTTGTATGTACTGTACCCATTCACTAAAACAAAATCCTGATTAAGTACTATTGATGACTCAAATTCGCCGGTTCTGAAATAGTAGTCAACTTTTCTCTCCCATTTTTTAGGCCTGATTGTAGTTGCCGCAAAACTGTGAGAAATTTTAATATCATCTAGGTAGACCATATACATTTTCTCTAGTAAATACTCTTTATCTTTTTTGAAGTACCTCTTTATAAATTCGGTGATCCATTTAATCATTTTTATTTTCTCCTTTATCTTTTGCTTATATTCTGAATCTCATTATTAACTGCTGCTATGAATATTTTTTGTAATTTAGGACTGTTCCCTATTACTGATTTCTTTGGTGGTTTTAAAGAACGATTACAAATACCATTATTTTTCTTATAAACAGAACGATAATAACTCCAATTTATTTTGTTGTCATTTTCCATTATCTTGTATATCTTTTGGTAGGTTTTTCCTGCACTAACAGAGGTATCATTCGTCAACTCGGCTAATTTGGGAATTGTCATTTGAGCATCCTTCCATGTAGTAACCAACTCAATTGCATTTTCACAATCAGAGGTAAACTCCTGAACTGATGTTTCCTTACAATATTGATCAGCAAGATCCGTCAGAATTGCCAGCAGAATTGATTTGTAATATTTACAATCATCTGACTCTGCAATAACATTGATAAGTGCTGGTTTTCTGTCTAAACAATTTTCATTCATATAATCCTTTATTTCCTGATCCCAACAAATACCGTATCTTTTGTTTATTAATCTATAAGCATACGAGAGTACCAGATTTGACGACTCATAGTCTGAATTAGCCACAATACGATTGCATAATTCGTAAATCTGATTCTTATATTCTTTCACTTGCGGTGATACCCTTGGGGCCTCTTCCGGTTTTGGATAAAGTTCTTCCGGTGTAAGAGCAGGTGTGTTTTGTACAATAAGATATTTAGTAAGATTGCTCATTGAGTTATTGATACTTGCATAAAAACTATTTTGTGATTCAAAAATTTTAGCAAATCCAGCTGTAAGACAAGAGGTGAGAGAGTTGGTAAATTCAGTAAACTCCGCACGAGTTATGTAATCACTAAATTTATTGGTTTCTCTTAACTGGAAATACTCATCAACTAATTTATCATGTACATCCCATGAAGTATCATCGTCCATAGCTTTTATAAGTCTTGAGTATCCACGTTCAGATAATACAAATGCATTTTTGGTTCTATTGCTTGACAACAGCCCTAATTCTATTGCCAAATTTCTAAGTGAAACAGTTTCACTTAGAAGATCAATGTAATCAATTGACTCATTAATTCGTTTGGTCAATATCAATCTCTTTATAGATGCGTTGATATCAGAAATTCTCGAATTATGGATCTCACTAATTGTTTTAGAAGAAATGACTTTTTTATTTTCTCCAAAACCTCCATATACAATAGGAATTATTCTCCCCATGAATTGTTGTGTTCCATTAACTGCTAATGTACTATTCATTATCCTTTTACCCCCTTCTTCAGCCACACAGACCAATATTTGTCTTGTGGATTATAGCGTGTTTCCAATCTTGATAATTCAAAGGACAGCAAGTCCTTAATTTGATATGTAAAGTAACAAAAATCCACACCGCCGCTGCGGATATTGTTTAAGACATTGTTTATAAAAGAACAATACTGCTGCCAATTCGTTGTACCATAGTAAGCACCGCTGCTTTCACGGTTCCACCGTCCAGATTCCACTGAATATTGCCCACCCATTTTCTTATTCACACTGGGAATTGTTACTGCTTTTAGTATTTTGAAATTCTCCTGCCATTCATCATCCGTCATTTGTTTAGTTGTAGAGCGTGGAAATGCATCTGATGAGCGCACACACCCAGCTCCTCTTAAAGCTTGTAAGTTCATATAATATTAAAATCCTCCTCGTATATTTTTTCGCTTGTGATGGTCAGCTTCCGTGAAGCTACCAGTTTTTTTCCGTATTTTATTTCTCGATCTGGTTTGTAATCCGTGAACAAGATAGGTTCTTTTGTTTTTTTATCCTGAACATATTTATATTTATTGGTGAAAATAGTTGAATCGGTATGCCAATTTCCGGATTTGTCCTTAAATCTTGGCATATCCGCTTTAATTAATATTTCCAGTTCACAAAGAATTTTGATGCACTTTGAAACCACTCTTTCCGATATACCGATATCATCTGCAATTTCCATGTATTTCCTGAACAATATTTCAGGACACTTTTCTATCTCGCTGGCAGTCTCATAACATTCTTTTGGGCGGTGACGAATATTACACCTTACGTAAGACAGTACAAGTAAGATTGTTGCCCATGATATCCTTGTATCAATAGTTTTTTTGTTTTTCTGATAATAATCGTTTATGACCTCTATCTCAAAATCAAATATTAAAGCAAAGTCACCGCTTGGGGAGAACCATTCCCTGTTTATATCTACAACAAAAATAGAATTAGAACTAAATCTCTTTTCATCAAAATCATTATCGTCGAAATTGTGTATTAACCCATTTGTATACATCCAAGATAAAATTTTCTTAAACTTGTCATTCATACATCCCTTATCACGCTTAGGTTTGAAATGACACCATTCAATTAGATAGTTGCAATAGAAGAGTACCCGGTCATTCAACCCCATGTGGAAAACAAAATAAGTAAAGCAAGCAATGCGCTTATCTCCAATATCTTTTGCGTAAATTATTTCTCGTGGAACTTTTATGTATTGCAATTCATATCACCTGCTTTATTTGCTTGATCAAAAATAGTAGATTTTCTTGTTGATGATAAATCATCACTGCTTAAGCTGTAAGCCGTTAATAAATTATCCACTAAGTTCTCAAATAACATGCGCACCGAAGTATTATGCTCTATTGCATCCAGAGGGTAGCATGTATCCAAATTGTTTTCATAACAATAATCATCTTGCAATTGTTTAATATCTATATCTGAATATGTATTTTCCAATTCAATATAAAGATTATGATATAATTCTGAACGAGAGATATTAAAGTAATTCATTAATAGATCATATTTGGGGAACATCTTTTTCGTCCACCTAGTAAATACTCTTTTCGGTAACAATATTTGTCTCTGTTGCTCTTCGATTTTAGATATTCTATCTGATATTAGTACTGTTGTATCGGTTAGCTTTGATATAGCTTCTGTTAACGGTTTCATATCAATTTGCTGATTACTTTGTTGCTGAACTAATTTTGATGTGGCTATTTTTAGTCCTTGCTCACATGCTATAAAATAATCTCTGGCTTGATTGTGTCTGTCTGTATTTCCCGTCATTGCAAGTTTCTTCGCACAATTCGCTGTTAATTTATAGTCTTGATACTTCTCGACATGGATGTCGAGGTAAAAATAGTCCTCTCCCAATATCAAATACTTATTGTTCTTAATATTGGAATTACACCATCTGGAATATTGAGTAATATTCAATTCCAGAAAACTATAAAGTTTTCTTGCAGTGGTCATACCTTCTGCATCAATACCTAGTGCAATTTCAATAGGTGTTTGCAATGCTGCATTAGTTGTTAATTCTCTTTTCTTTTTCAATAAAACTATTCCTTTCTTTTTACATTTTTAGTACTAGGGACACCTAAGCGTCCCTTTGTTTTGTGTTTTTTGGTTAATCTAAGGGACAGGTACAGTTGATTTTCAGACGTTCTTTTTTCAAAGTAACTCCTTAAGTCAAAGAGAAATACATCATTCCACGAAAAACATTTTGAGGATAATCTGAAAATATTCGTTTGCTCCTTCCTTGTCCGTTAATAAAAAAATAAATAAAAAATATTCCTTTCTTTAGATTTTGTGCCTATGGTACTTACAGGGTACTTACAGAAGAGACGGAATAGTTATCAATCATATTTAATTTTCAATGTTCACTCAATGAACCATCCATATAGGAGAAATAGGAGAAGATCCATTTACTATCATTTACCATAAGAGATGGAGATCGTGATGATATAGTGAGAGTGAATAACTTGCATTATTTCCTTACTACATGAAAAATAGGAATTGTTAATGAGCGGGGTAAACCCCACACCCACTTAACAGCGTGACTTAGCTTGCGCTAAGACACTTGTTGGTTTGACTTTCGTCCGCTACGCTACCGAGAAGTCAACCCCTGTCAGTTTCTTGAGTAGTTTTTTTACTGGGATACTAAGTTGAAAAATAATCCAATGATTGCAAAACTATTTTGTGTGTACCACGCATATCCTCTATCAGCTGTCAGACTGATATGAATATGAATAAAAATAAAGAGTCCTCACCTGTATGATTTGTCAAGTATTTTTGATATGTAAGAACTTCCTTGGGTATACATTAACATACTTGGAAGATGTTGTCAATAAGAATTTTTATTGTTCACGATATTTTTTTTATTTTGAATTATTTTGATGAATGTGCTCCTGATGATATGATACTCCCTGGTGTTGGTGTAATGTTGATATGGCCCAGGTGAGTCTGATGAGTCTAATATGTGGGTCTGATGTGCTGCCATACAGATAAATATGAATTTTCCTGTAAAATAATATTGTTTTGGTTGAATTTCTGATGAATCTGATCTGATTGTGTTCTCGATGGGATTTTCGAAAACTGTGATAATTTATCAGTGAAAGTGTTGATTTTACTGGATTCCTTGGAATGTAGAGAGTGTTTTGATGGGAGTTCTATAATATAGAAAAATGCTATTTTTTGTGATTTTAGGGTGAGTTCGGAAAACATTAGTGTTTATGCGGTGTTCTGGGTAATATGAGGTGATTTTGCTGGTAAAATGTGATTCGTAAGAATTATGTAAGAAATGTAGAATGGCTTATTTGTGCGGTTTGCAGGCGGTGTGTTGGTGATTTCCCGAAGTGATAATCGAACGTGTTTTTGAATAAAGTAAGATAATTGTAAGTTTTGCGTTTTCGGAGTTGAAAATCAGGGATGACGTGTGAATGGAGTAGATGAGGCCAAACGCGCGTTCTGTTTTGAGTTCCAAAATGTAAACCATCCCCCCTTATCATGGGCAAGGAATGGCTCAACCATGCGGTTTTTGGGACATCAATAAAATGTAACAAAGTGCTATTTTGTTACATTTCTTCTGGCAATCTGGTTATGATTAATGGCAGTTATTTATAAGTTATTCTAATTAATTGTGTGTCAATTATCATTATTATAATAAATATGACTGTTAAAACATTACTTTCATCCGCTAATATCATGCAAGTGGTTACTTGCAATTGGTTAAAAATCGTTCGGTCTAAATGGTCAAATTCGGTCAAAAGTAATCAAATTAATCATTAACAATACTTATATACAACCATCACTTAATAAGCTATACTTATATTTACCATCCATTCCACCTCATATTATAACCTATACTTATAACAATCCATCATTACATAACCTATACTCATGATCAATCATAATTAATCACCACAATTAATAATCACCACTTATAATAATCAAACAATTAATAAGGTATTCTTATAATAACCATTACAGTAATGCCATGCAATACCAGGCAATACAAGTAATCCGGCTTATCCAATCGCATATCTATCCAATATCACAATATCCACCCTCCACACTCAACCAATTTTAACCATTCCTATTCCCATTCTTTCCATATAATGCTTTTAAAAATTTCACCTAACAATTTCCAATCTCATCAATCCTCAGCAATAAACAAGAATTATATCGATTGACAAAACACATGTTCTTGTGCTATCATCCTTATTACAATCACTTACCGGCGACATGTCCTAACAATCCTAACAACCATAACAATTAATGATCATCACTGGTCACCTGGTCACTGCATCCGGGCACTGGTCACAACACAACGTGCATTATCAACTACATAACAATATCATAACAAAAATATGCCCGTAAATCGATTTTAGCACCCGCACCCTAACAATCCTAGCTTACACCCTTTTAAATGGCATATACACCCGTTTAAACGCGTCAAACAACACAATAAGCATATCACAGTCATGTACAAGCTGATTACATCCTCACAAGGTATCAATTAAGCATTACCGGCAGCATGACAACCATAACGGTAATCACGATACCAGCATTACACAACAACACAACAATATCACAATAAAAATAGGCTCATAAATCGATTCTAGGCACTTACCCTATCAACTATCGCCTAACCTATTACAAGCCTAAATTGGTACTCTAAACATCATTGTATTGCGTATTATTGACATATCACTATACCACGCTATGCCCAGGTGCACATACATATCAGGTGACCAGGCACTAGGCCTATATCTATCAGCGTGATCTGGTTACGTGGCTGGTATGATCATTACCCTGTATTACTGCATATTGCCCTATATTACCTTGTTATGATCATCATGGCTATCCTCATTATCGGCAATTGGTACTATATTGATATCCAAATCGTAGCCTATCACATTAAGGTAATCCCTAGCATCATCTAATGATAATACAAGCTGTTTTGTGTTGGTTGTACTTAATTTAAGATTAACCGTTTGTTTAGCGGTATCTAGACATTTTGCTATATGAGTTTGTGACACACCCTTGCTTTTAATATGTGTCCCGACAAATTTTTTAAACTGCTTATTGTTTTTGTAAATCATATTTGTTTTCACCTCATACGATAATTATTTTTTGTTATAAGTGTATCACATAAAAAAAAATATGTCAAAAAACAACGGTTTTAAGCCATTTATAAAAGTAAACACAAAATATTTAAAAAAGTAAATAAAAAGTGTTGACATCCATTTTAAGCTGTGCTAAGATATACATATCAGCAACACACATAACCCACTTACCACACCACATACATAAAGGAGTCAAGCCTATGAAAAAAGCTCAAATGATTGAAACAGTAAAAGCCGGAATTGAAAAAAATGCATACAAAGCATTAGTATTTGAACAACTTAATTATATCGATAGTGATGGGATGTATGAATATGAATCAACTATCGCATACGGTAAAGCTTTTGCATATGAGGAAATGTATCGTGAATTAACGGGAACTAGTGCTGATGAAATAATTGAGACATCACAGGCACAAGCATTAGATGACATTAAGGGTGCCGACTACGATATAGACAAGCTCAAAGCACTGATATAAAAAAAGCTTAACAGTACATAGCCTAAACGTCAAGCGTGCACATGGGTGCAATCCCCATGATAGGCAATTAAGGCAAGCAATAAGCCTTCAGTTAGCGACATGGCTAGCAATCCCTATAGAACGGAAAAAGCCGACTACTTGCGATAGCCGACTTCCCACAACTTAATAAAGGTGGTGACGCGATATGCCTAAAGGTTACCAGACCAGCTACGGCTATATGGGCCTTGTAAACGGTAAGTACATGTTATTTTGCACTGAATCCGAATACATAGACTATATAACCAGCTAAAGGCTATCACAAGGGATTCCGGTTTATTCCGGATTCCCTACCACAAAGATATAGGGATATCATATCTTTGCACTTAATTTAGATTATCAAAAAAATTTACTTAGTGCAACAAGAACATTCGTTCTAAAATCCCTATAACCTTAGTTTTACCGTCACAGATAATGAAACGTTCCCACGGTAGGGAATAGGCCACGGCTAAAGCACATTGACAACCGAATAAATGGCACACATTGAAAGCCAAAACTAGAATGCTCATGTAGGGCGGTGAACGGTTAGTAGTGTGGATGTAACCAGTCAGAAATGGTTATCGGGTTGAATAGTCTACCCGTTCTACAATAAATGAGACAGAAGAAAAAAGACTATTGCACAGTGTACGGTGCAAAATTAACGTATCAATGGTAAATATAGAAAAGGTATTTATCAGGCAGATTATCGATTGAATGCTTAACAATCGTTACCGCTGTAAGCTCATAATAATGTCATAATAATGAGGGCAGACACAAAGCGGTATACAAATACATATACAGTATCACAGAACAAAAAAACACGATTCAAAGAGTTTTACAAAATTTTACATTTCAAAAAGTTACATTACATTGTTATAAAAATTTACATTTCAAGTTACAAAAGTTTTAAAGTTTTCATAAGCGGTCAACTGCTTACAAAAAAGGAATATGATGAAAGCGAAAGCATTCAAGGCAGCATATAAAACGGCTGCCTTTTTTATTATCTATCATGCAGACGAACGTAAAATGTACAGTATATAACAAAAAAGCATTGCAATAGTCGGGCAAAATCAGAAACCTAGTCCGGAGTACGAAAGTAGTAGACACATTGTAATGAAAATATGTTTTCCCTGTCTGTAATAACGCGGTAGAACCTTATGTAATGTTATTCATAAGGTTTTTTCGTTTGTATGGCTATTTAATAAAAAAGAAAATATGAGGAGGTAAATTTATATGAAAAAGAGAATTGAAGTAACCAGCGTAGCTGAAGCTTGGAACATGGTAAATGCACTTTTTCCAACTGATTACATGGTAGATGAAAGCAGCACAGAACGGGCTGGCTATCCTGTTTATCGTAGCAATACAGAACATTACGACTACATTTGTGACCTTAATGATAGACTTGAAATTAACCTCAAAGAAGGTAATAAGACAATTAACGTTTGGATTGTAAAACCAGCAAAATCAGAACTTCCCACACTTCTAGCAAAAGAAGAAATCCAAAATGTAGCAGCGCATCAATATTTATTTGAGCCGGAACAAGCTCAAATTATAACCATTTTGGTTAGTTCATCTGAATATGGAAGCTCATCAGATCAAGCGGTTTACACGGAAATGAAAGCAGCTGATGATTTTTGGAAAAATCATATTGCTGGAGATTTAGCCGTAGCTTACTGTAATAATAAAGGGATTGAATGGGGGACTATAAGGGTAATTAACATTGTTCATTATGATCATGGAAATAACAAAAATAGCGGTCACTACATTATTGAAGCCGTTGTTTTTCCAAGGGTTAAAGAATAAGGAGGGGAAAATATTATGAGGAGAAAAGTTATAACACGCTATATAGTGACTGACGTTGTGAGTATTCCGGTATATCGCATGATGAGTAAATATGAAGCTTATAGAGAAGCAACCAAGGACGGTTGGGGTGTTGTGAATTGGTATAGTGCTACTAACAATTATCGCTTGCCGGTAAACTATGATAAGTCTGATAAAGCCCAACAACTAATTTGTGATGAGGATTTCAGCGTAATATTATACACTAAATATGGCCGGGAATTTTATATAGGCCCTTATGATGAAATTATCAAAAAAGATATTCCATGTCAGGCAGAAGTAAATACTATAATCATTAGTGGTGGTTATGGTTTTAGTTTTTGGACAAGTAAAGACACAAATATAAAAATCTATGTCACTTATGACGAAAACGGATTGATAGACACTCATAGAATTGACACATGGAATAGTAAGCCATATGAGGATGAAATAGAAATAACATTTGAGGATTTACAAAGTTATGAAGAACATGAAGCAATTAGCCGTGCCGATATGCCCGGAACACTAGAGCATGCAAAAAAGAATTTATGGAGGTAACAGCATGACAATGTATAATGATCAAATAGTAGTATACATGCAAGAAAAAGAACTTACATTGTTTGAAAACTATGAATGGGCACGCATGAATCAAGAAGGAGATAGCAAGGAATTGAACGAAAAACTTGTATACGGTGCCTTTAAAGTTTGGATGTCACATAGATTTACAATGATAGACATGGACATTAAAACAATGACCGACATTGAATACAAGGAAGCATATGAAACATTGGTTAAGGAATGCATAATCTAACGAGTATCAACCACCCCGGAAACGGGGTAGAAAGGAAGAAAAATCATGATGAAATTTCATTATTATGAACCAATTTTTGATTTCAACAATACAGCTGATGAGCTGTACATACAAGCGAGAAATAATTATATCGAAAATCCCGACGCATTACATAGGCTGAAAGAAATTCTTACCCAAGAAGGAAAATCTGAAGCTGCTGAGCGTGTAGGGTACATGGAAGAACGCGAGAGAGAGGACACAAGTTTATTTTCCATTGCGGAAATGAAACTTGATTTTATGGACAACTGCGGCGGCATTGATGAAATTGCTATAAGTGATAGCGTATTTCTTACAGTAACTTTTGAGCCACGGGACAATAAGGTTATTGTTTCATTGATTCAGGATGATAATGAAACCGTTTGTTTGACAGGGGCTAGCACTATACCTTTTGAAAAATTCAAACTGATGAGCCGTGCGGACTTTGACCGTTTTGTTGGTGAAATATTGTTTTACGGCATGAATGTATTAGAATAATGCTGTAATGGAGGAACTTGAAAATATCTAAATACTTAATCAGAAGGTGGATGACCGACAATTTTGTCGCTATTCACTTTTACTTTTTACAATGCCCTTAATCAGCGGATGATTGAGGGTATCAATAAGAAGTAAAAGAAACCATCAAAATAATTAATACTATATCTGCCTCAGCGGTATCCAAAAAAGGAGAAATAATGAGAGAAGCACAATTTTATCAGGAAGTATTAGCAGCTTTAGAAAAAAATGGAAGTGTCGAAAATTTTCGTTTTGAGGTTATGGGAATCCGCTGTTTTGTTAGCAGAAACATTTACCCAAAATCAGAATTTTCGGCAGGAATTACAGGGCAATGTACAGCTATACATCATATTAATACCATCCGTGGATGTATTGGAGGTTTTCCGTCATACACATATGAGGGGGATACTCCAGAACTAAAAACCGTAGCTTACGCGATATATAATTGCGCTAGACAGGCCGCAGTACTTCATGATTTTGAGAAGTAATTATGTATCAAATTGTAATTTAGTGGATGGGGTAGAGGGTAACCGATAAGCCGGTTTATATCAAAATCCTAGGCTATAACAGTATTTTGGCGGGGATATTACTACGGTAAATAGGCTGTGATTGATATACATCCACTTTATTTTATAGTCAATTTTATAGTCAAAATCAATCAAGGAAAGGAAGATATTAAAATGACTTACAAGAATATGTTAGCCGGAATCATAGAAAGGGACTGCCAGAAATGGGTAGAAAGCTTCATTTCAAAAGACTCAAAAGCCTTTACATGCGGCGACAAAACAACGCTGAAAATTGAGGATGGTACATGCTATTTTAACAGTGAGATTGATGTATATAGCGGATGCTTACATAAATTATGTTACATTGTAGGCGGTACTATCTGTGAAAATGGACACATATACAAGAGCGTTATCAAGAATGAATCTGGGAAAATAGTTTGGGCTTCAACGTCAGAACTTAGAGAAATAGAGGGCATAACGGAATTCCAGATCAAATGAAAAGCAAGCCACTAAAAGCATATTTTGGTGGCTTTTATGCTGGGAAATTTTAATTATGGAGGTAAATCAATGATATTAAATACGTATAAAGAACTTTTAGACATTGCCGGAAACTGGCCAACCGTACAAATAAGAAACGATTATGTATCAGGAGCAAAAAGTTTTACAATCACTTATTCCGGCAAGTCCGTAACATTTCAAAATGAGGATGTAAAGAAAGTTGCTGCTTGTGCACATAATTACAACGGCTTAAAGCATTACGATTATATCAAATTCTTAAATCAAATAGGGAGGGAAATAAAATGACAACAATTAAAACCAATAAACACGTATTTAAAATAGTAGAAAAGATTCCGTATGGGTATAAAATTTGGTGTTACCCAACGGATCAATTGGTATTAGATGGATGCACATACCTGCCATTGTATAAGGATCATCCTACAAAGGCACATCATGTTAATACTGATACATTAGTAGTGGTCAAATCTGATGGAGTGCGTGAACTTATTTCAGCAGCTCATTGTGGCGGATATACAAAACAGTTAATGATTAACAGACTAAACAGACTCAATAAATGTAAAAAAACACCAATGCATATGTATGAGATTGAAACATTAAAAACAGCGTTGATATACGCAAATGCCCTAATTTGGGAATGAAACTAATTGTATGAAAATTTAATGGAGGTACAAGCATGAAAAAAGAATTTACGATAGAACAAAGGGAATTATATTGTTATACAACGGGCACAAATCCATTTTGTGATAGAGTATCCAAGTTAAATATTGATATGGCTTGCATGGCTATGGCAGCAAGACAGATTGTAAAGGCTGCTATTGATCAGTATGGAAAAGATTATGGTACGCCGGGAATAAAGATTTTTACACATGAGGATTTTAAAGTTGTCAGTGATAGGATTATTGAGGAACACAAACATATTGATTGTAACAGCAATACTATTTATTAATGATCATTTAATAGAGGTATAAAAAAGGAGGGAATTTAATCATGACATTGAAAAGACGTTTTATTAATGAAGTTTATGGCGGCAATTACCAAATGTACTTAAGAGAACGCAAAGCGGATTATCTTAAAGTGCAGTTTGAATGGAGTTGTTATATTGACTCACTTTGTAAAAGTGAAGAAATTTCACAACGTAAATATGACAATGCTACATTTTAAGAATGGAGGTAAATCATGATCAAACTCACACTTGTAACAATCATATCAATCATTACAATGTCAACCTGCCAGCCTATCACCAACATTGAATCAACTGAGGCTGGTATACTCATTACATATAGCGATGGAACTGGTTATTATCACGATTTTTGGAGGTAAACGCAATGAAATCAAGAATCAGGGGAAAAAAATGGAGTGTATCCGGCCAGTACGGTGGACGGTATACTAATTTACAAGAAGCAAGAAAGGCGGCAAAATTTGCAAGTACTACGCTAGAATATAATTATATTGCATGGGTGGAACTTATAGCAGACGGATGTAATTATTTCACGTATGAACACGGAAAATGCACCCGTGACGGCTGGACAATCAAACATTAATCTGATTATCAATATAAGGGGGTAAATTGTGAAAACAAACACAATCGAAATGACAAAAGAAGAAATGATTCAAAGAATTAAGTTTGAAACCCTTTCAAAATGGGATATGTTACAAAGAGCTAAAACTTATTCAAATGTAGATGGTTCTCTTGGTAAACCTAATGTGGAATTTCTGAGGTCTAGATGGTGTGTACTGGAAGAACTATGTGAAGTATTGGATATTGGTTCTACCTCTGATTTTTTGGATGAAAAAAATAACAATGGGTGATAAAAAAAGGAAGGGTAAATCATGAAAATAAACACAATTGAGAATTTAAAAAGAGACAACGGATATATTGAGTTTGAAGGAAAAGAATTTATTTTAACGCAATCAACCTATCTTGACTATGATTACATCACTGGCAGCTGTTATTATCATGCCATGGCTATATGTCCGGAGGATCAGCCGGATTCTGACGGCTGGCAGCCAGCGTATTCTGTACAATTTGAATTATTGGATGCATATGATCCGGACACTATGGAAGAAGAGTATGCCTGTGATTGGAATGAGCCGGAACGTGTTAGTAGACGTGGAGAATATACCCTTATGGGCGGCAGATATTGTTAGGAACTGGAAGCAGTTCTTTTTTTGATGAAATGGAGGATTTAAACAATGGGGAAAACAAACAGTAAAGAAACAAAAGCAGCAGTGCGGGAATATTTGGAAAGTCTTAATAATCTAACAATTCTTGAAATGAAGCAGAAATTTTTGAATGAAAAAGGTTGGGAAATTCCCAAGGTTGGAATGCAAAACGCTTGTATAAACTGGTTAAGAGAGCTTGGAATTCCATGTGAGTTTGTCACTGTGAAAACAATTGAATTGCTAGCAGAATGGTTAGACGATACATTTGATAACCAGTGGCTCCTGTATGAAAAATATGGTGATAATTTGTATTGGCTGCTTCTGGCCAGGGAAATTTTAGCAAGTAAATAGGGGTATAGTATGCCCTTTAAATGAAAGGATGGTAACGACATGGTAAAGACAGTATCTTTTCATCATATTGAGGAAATACAGAAGATTCTTGACCGCCTCATTAAGAAAGCCAAAAAACACAACGTAGAATTCAAGTATACCGTGTCTGACACTACATATTATAAGACGGTCAATGTATTTGAAGCAGCTTTTGGTACAGTCAATCATTATCCATCTGGAAGCTATCAGGTTGAGGTTGTGGATATTGAATTATCGGACACTATTATATGTGCCAATGGCTGGACTGTAATGGCGCACATTGAGCATATGGAAGGCGGGCACAATATTGTAACGCCTATTAGTATCACTGGAGAAATTCCGGCCAATTGGTATACTATGAGCGGGAACTGTGATCACTGCAATAGTATCCGGAACCGTACAAAAACCTACATAGTAGAACGTGACGGAAACTATAGGCAGGTAGGGAAATCATGCCTCAAAGAATATACCGGAATATTTCCAGGGCTGGCTATTATGTGGGCAGAGGTTGAAAAAAAGGTTATCAATGATGTTATGGAAGGCGAAAATGTTTATATGCTTTTTGGAACTTCCATCCCCAAGGTCTATAGTGTAATTGATGTCATTGCCCTGGCTATTGACAGTATATCAGAGTTTGGATACGTTAAATCAGATGGTTTGAATCCTACAAAAGAACGGATTTACAAAATGCTTAAAGATGAAGTAGCAGCAACGAAAAATGCAAAAACAAAGGCAGCTGCCATATGTGAGTACGTGGCAGAGTATGAAAACCCTGCATTAGGAATGCATGATATTATTGTGAATGCAAAAGCCATTGTGATATCGGAATATTGTAAACACAAACATATTGGACGATTAGCATATCTTCCCGTAGCCGTAGAACGTGAAAAAGAACGTGAAAGAAAAGCTGCAGAAAGGGTAATAGAGGCGGCTAAAAGTGATTACATTGGAAGTGTCGGGGAAAAGATAACGGTTGAATTGTCAGCCAGTTCTTATATTAGCAGTTTTGAAACTCAGTACGGATACACAATGATATATAGGTTTGTGGATATAACTGGAAATGTGTTGATATGGTTTTCCAGTAGAGGGATTAATCTTGATAATGCAAAAACACTCACTGGCACAATCAAGAATCATAATGAACACAACGGAGAAAAACAAACAATCGTTACCCGTTGTAAAGTTTCGTAGAAAAGGAGAAAAAATGAAAAATTTTATTTCAGCTAATGACGTGATGTTTAGAATTTGTTACAAAAACGGTACTCCAGTCAAAGGTAAAGAAATCTATGAGGGTCAAAAACTATGCAAATGTTACAATTGTGTTAACAGAAACAGATATAACAGAGGAACATGGAACCAAGTAACGGCTTGGACAAAGGATATTGCAAGGTTGAACGATTTGGCAGATTTTATAAAAGGGTGGGAGTGCAAAAGCGAAACACCCATAAAGACAACTTATTATGATTTTGATAGTGAGGAAAATTAAAATTTAGAAAAGGAGAGAAAATAATGACCAAAACAGAAAATCAAAAATGCGAAAAACTCATGATTGAGGCTATTTGTAGCGTTGAAGAATCAGAAATGTTATTTGCGGAAATGCGAGTGCAAGAAGACACTATGGACTATGAGACCACGCAAAGAAAAGCTGATCAAAAATATGGCTATGCCCTTGGAATAAATCAGGCACTTGTTAGCCTTGGATTTAAGCATGAGAGAATGAAAGAATTACAGAAACTATTATAAAAACTAAGTATGATGATACAGAGGAGGAATAACAATGGTTGAAAGAAAAAGTTGGCCTGAGTGTTAAACAGGATAGGGAGTATTTAACAGCAGAAAATGAAAGTCATGCAAAGTTGGTTGCCGGTGGATTTACACCAAGCGGCTGTACAAAGGATTTTAATAAAGTTGTTGTTTTTAAAATTAACAATGAACATGAACATGGTGGAAAGGAAGTATATTATTTCAGAAACTGGCAAGAGGCGGCAGAAACTTTGTGCAATTAATTTTAATTAAGAAAGGAGAATGATTAAATGACAAGAAAGTTCAAAGTAGGTGACAAAGTAATTCACGAAAGTGGTGTTATTGTTGGAATCATAGATGATAAATATACTTCTGAAAAAACCGGAGAGGCTTTTATTAACGTTGATTGTAACGGATGGATGTATATGTTTCGTAAAGAAGAAAACTGGAAATTATTAGAGGAGGGAAATGTTATTGGAATTGGCGACAAAGTAAGACACATAAAAACTGGTTTAGAGGGAGAAGTGATTTCCAGAATTTTTGACGGTGGAAAAGTTGTGAGTATTGATGTTCTTCGCGACTATCCAGGTTACTTTCCGGACTGTAACCCTGATGAATGGATGAAAATAGATGGGTGAACCATTTTTCATAGCTGCCCTACCGGCTTAACGGGGCAAGCCTTTCCCGATATGGCTTGCTGACAAAACGGGTGTTATCGTTAGCATTCTAACGAGTGTGTTTGCGTTAAGTGTATGAACAAACACAGAAGGTAGCTTACATAAGCTTTAAATAGGATTTGAAATAATCCTCCAGAGGTCATTCCGCTGGCTGGCGAAAAAAGGAATGCGTGTTGTTACGAGATAGACTAAAAATAGAAGGAGGGAAACCATGCTAGATGAATATATCAGCAAGCAAATAGTGTTAGCACAGATTGCTTCAGAGGGTGGTAAGGGAAAAAATACCACCTTAAAGAAGGTTTCTTCCTTCATTCCTTTGGGAAAATTGTACAATAAAAAAGGCTATCCGGCTAAAGATGCTTGTATATATAAGGCAATCAAAGCTATTCAAAAGAATCCAGATAGCGGATTTTATTACCACGTCAAGGTGGAAAAAACTTTTAGGAATAATAGTCATAGATTTATCGTGTATTTTAATTTTAAGCTGGGTGAGGAAAGATTGCAAATATCTTTTCATACATATGCCAACATGTGGAAATTTGTAAATCAAAAGTGTACCACACGCTGGCAAAAGAAACATAGTTCTATAGATAGCGCAATAAGGTTGGCTTACACACTTAAATAAATTTTATTGGAGGTCTTACTATGAAAAACACAAAAAATATGTCTTTTGATGAATTATGTCGCGATTTTTCTAGTAAAAATATAGCACATAGTAGAAGATTGGGCACGGAAAAAAATAGAATACATCTTGTTTCTATCGTTTGGGAGCATGGGTATATGTCCATGAATGACCTACTACAGAAGTGGTTACGTGAGAATGATATTGATTATATTAATGACTTTAATGAAACAGTGTGGTTCATTTATGATGGTGAATGGACAAGAACAAATGCGTTTTTTGATGTCACAACAAATATGGTGGAATTTCACAGATGTATATTCTGAAAGATAGAACAAGTATTTTAAGGAGGAAAGATAAAATGTTAAATAATATACAAAAAACGATTTTAAAAGCTTATGGATTGTCACAACTGACATTAAAATCACATGCAGTTATGTATCATGATTACGACGGAATATATGTAGTATGTTCTTGTGAAGATATAATATACAAATATGAGGATGGATATTCAATTGTTGATTGGCAACACCCGCGCATTATCCCTTGTTGGAATGAATATGACATAGAACCAGATGAATTTTCTGAATATATGTATAAGCATTTTCCCACTCTTTGCCCGGATGAAGAAAGGCAGGTATAAAAATGAAAAGATCAAATTTAGTACTGGAACTTAGGTGTGCCGTTGGATATGGATATATGGCATATATTGAAGAGGGTGCTCCAGCAGAGGTTATTAAATTTCTGGAAAATTTTAGTATATGGGGTGGAAGTACTAAGACATACGAAAATTATGAAGTGTATGAACTGCCGTATAATACCATGAAATTTATGATTACAGATGTATTTAAAGGCTGGTTATATAAAAACAAGGTTGAATTATTTACTGAAGATCATGTGGGATATAGATCAGTATTAAAAGAGATATTCCTGATAGTGGAATAAAAAATAGATTTTATAGAATGGTGATCAGGAAAATGCAGACAAGGAACTTTTACGAGTTTCTTTTTTAATGGAGAAAAATATGAAATCATACAAACTAATCAGTATATTTAATGTAGGCGGCACGACACATTGTTGTGTGCGCCTTGGAAAATCGGTATCAATTATGCCAGTATGCCAATATAATGAAATGATCATGTTATTTAATCGGCATCATTGCGGTGCTTGATATTGCATTCATACGTAATTTTGTTATAATATTATTATCACAATATATACAATGAGAAGGGAGGGGAAGATCATGGGGGCATTAATAATCATAGCTATAATTTACATTGCTGTTAAACTCATTAGAGAGGCGCAGGAAAGCATGTGCGACCCAATGGGGGAACTTGATAACAGTAAGATGTTTAAAGACTCTATGAGCGGTATGAGCCAGCAAGAATTGAAGAGAAATTATAAGAACGGAAAATATTTCAAGTAGCATGTGACTTGAGCCATCGGATAATAAATATCTGGTGGCTTTTATAATACAAATAAGGAGGAGATAAGAAGATGAATTCAACAATGTATGAGCCTTTACATACGCTTTCAGAGGCCAGAGACATATTGTACTATGAGAAAAAACGGCAGCAAAATAAAATATATTTTATCAAACAAAAACTTTATGGAGTGCTCATGATTATTATATCAGTGGCATTCTTTTTTTGTATTGAAGAGCCGGAAGAATTTTCAATGGCTTTACTATTATTTGCTTCAATTGGACTTTATGCTATATTTACCAAAGAAAAAATATTAGTAATAAAGGGGTGGAATGATGGAAGATATTAAAAACATTATGAAAGAATTAGAGGACTTTAATTTAGACTTAATTACGGATAGATATATATTCTATGTGAATCCATTAAAGGTAAATCAGACAAGTATTAAAATGTTTGACATTCATTTGAATTTAATTAAAACGAATTTTTGTGCCTATTTCAGATTTTGTGAAGAATTAGAAGCAATTTACAAAGATATAGCAAAGGTTATGTACATATCTCAGGAATGTCTTTTTCAGTACATGAGAATGGTAATCGGTGGCAAATTTGAGGATGATGCAGAATATTGAATAAGGAGAAATATTGTTATGGGAAAATGGATTACAGGAAGGCCGCCTGAGAAGAGCGGAAATTATTTAGTGACTATAGAAACTTTTATCGGTCTTGAGAGACAGGTAAGACAAGCTAGAAGATTAGAATACCCAAAGGGGAACTGGTATTGGTATATATTACCGTCTGGCGGTAAATATGAGGTTGTAGCATGGTAAAAACAACCAGAACCATATAATAAATAGTTGGGTTTTGGTATCGTTAAAGAGGTCAACTGAAAACTAAATATAAGTTAAAAGAGACATTTCTTTGGGTATGAAAGGGGATTTTATGGATAAGTATGATGTGCAAATAACATTAAGACCAAATAAAGCTGATTCGGGTAGAGGTAGTAGAAGATTCAATATTATTTTTGATGCAGAATCAGCTGATCAGGCCGAAGATTTTGGAAGACAATACTTTGAAGGTTTTTTGCGTAATGGTGTAGAGCTAATAGCCAATGCTAACATACGTCATTAAATAAAAATACAATGTGTAAAAAATATAAAAAGGATGGTTTATTATGGGAGTAAAAGACGCTTTGAAACAAATAAAAATCATTGAATATAAACATGATAATGTGCAACCAAGAAGGGAAGAACTTTCTGACGATTTGAAGTACTGGTCAAATTCTTGTGGTGAATTGCATCACCGTGGAGAATATGATATTAAAGAAGAAGATTTACCGAATGAACTGAAACGGGCATATCGTGAACTTTATGCAGATGTGAATGGTTCACTTTGTTACTTGATAGAATATAAAGGAGAATATGGCATAGCTTTAGTCAATGAATTTGATGAATGTTTTGCTGACGAGATCAATTTTACGATGAAATTCATATATTCTCATATGCAAAGTGTTGCAGAAGAACTTATTAAGCTTGATGAATATAAAGAATCATTAATTTTGCTTGGAGAATGCACTGGATTTTTTGAATGTCATGAATTCATTACAATACTTCCATGGAACATTGACAAGTCAAAATTTAATAAAGTCGCAGATATTTTATGTGAAGGGGTATATAAATTCTAAAGAAATTTATACCTTTAGAGAAAAGGAAGGATTAAACATATGTACAAAATCACAAAAGTAACAGACAGAAATGGCAATGAAAAGAAATCAGCCATTAAACAGATAAAGGAAATTTGTCCAGAGATGACAGGCACCATTCTATACAAAGATATGATTTTTATTGGTTCACGTTTTTGTTTTCTGTGGTCTGGTGATTCTGGACAAATGATGAGGACAAGTCCGATTGTAGAAATCACAGAAGATGATAATAAAATTCACGTTGTAACGATGAATACAGAATATTGGTTGGAAGATATTTCTGCAATTGAAAAACGTAAAGGAGGAATAAATAAAATGTATAAAATGAGAATTTGCAAATGTGGGAGGATACATATGATTCCAATGGAAAAAATAGACAACGCTCTTGACAAAGATAAAAACCTGCTACTTCTTTGTGGAGGTTGTGGAAAGGGTACTGTGATTGGAGCAGATATTCAGCCGGATTATATTGAACCACAAAAAGACGGCTATAGTATGTATTTCTATGATTTTTCGACATATTGGAATAAAGAAATTTCTATTTTAGATTTTGAATCAACGGAAAATCAAAAAGGTTTTGAAGAAATTTTTTATAGCCATGGAATTAAAGTTCCTATGATGACAGGGCAATATGCTACCGATTATTTTTATGAAAAATTTTCTGACAGATGGTATCCGGATTTTTATAAAATTCAAAAGAAAAATATATCTGTGTCAGAAATTATGGAATTTATTGATAAGTATAATCAGGACAGAACTACCGTTAATATGGATCGGTTTTTAGGAGAAACTCCGGAAGAAATGTTAGAAGTAATTTCTCGTTACCCGATTAAGGGATTCAACTGGGAAGGAACAAAATGGGAGAGGTTGTAAAATAATAAATGAAACCATAATTTTAAGGAGGAATAAAAAATGGTAAAACCTGTGAAAATTAAAGTTGAATACGAATCAATGCCTATTAGGCATTTAGCCATCCAATGCCCTGAATGCACTAATTGGTTTATGGGACATGATATATGTGAGAATAATATTACACTTAACTATGATTTATATGGAGCATATTGCGCATGCCCAAAGTGTGATGAGCGGTTTCAGATAGATATTCAAAATGCCGAAGTGGATGATTCCGCTTCATTTCCAGAATTTTATAAACAATGTCTGCGAAAAAAGGAAACTTGGGAGACTTGGGAGTGAAACATTAGGGGGTATAAAAATATGCTAAAAGTGAACATCAAAACGTCATACAGTAAGGAGACATTTATTATCCCCGAGTGGGACAAAGAAAAGGACACAGATTACTATGGTTTTGAATTTTTTACAGTAGATGGTTATGCGGAATTTTACATCAAAGCTGAATTGGCTTTTCCTGATTCATTTGAAATAGTGAAAATTTCAGCGGCGTAGTTATTATAACAAAGTAAAACAATATTTTAAGTGAAGGAGAAATATAAAAATGAAGAAGGAACCACTTGATAAAAATGTATCATTAAACAAGAAAGGGTTAGTAGAATATACTCAAAGAATTATAAATGACGCTTTTATATCTGAACAGCGAAACATAAATGGATCAGGCTTTAGGTGTGATATATCTTTAGTAGATGATGCATATGTACACTTGCATATGCGTTGCAAATACGAAAAGGTAGCTAGAAGAATACAATACAGATTTTTGAGAAACGTAGGTAAAAACTTTGGGTTATCAATGATTGAAAGTCCAGAAAGTGAGTATGTTCTGTATTTTTGTGCTGATATAAATTTTTCAGTTGGAGACATACTTGCATTAGATGGTACTGAGTGGAATGCTATTTATAGAATGGATTTGTACAAATTGGCTGGTGTAAATGTTCCATATGTGGAATTGAAAAATTTCTATGGGGAAACGGCTTTTGATCAAAGATATCCAAATTTGAAACAACCAAGTTCAAATGACCGTGATAGGACTTTTCAAGACTATATCAGTTACAATAGGGATAAACAGAGGAAAATTCATGAGGACTATCTAAAAGTGTTTAAAGTAGCATTACCAGTACCTAAAGTTGAGATACTTAAAGTAATGTAATACATAAAAAATAAGTCCTATTTTATAGGATATAAAAGCAGAATTTTAAAAGGGAAAATAGAAAAATTAAAGGAGAAAATATTATGATGATTAGCAGAGAAATGGAAGAAAAAATCACTGCGTTATACAATGAAATTCAAAAGCAGAAGGCTAATAAAGTTCAAATTGGCACTTTGGAAATGAAGCAGAAAATTCAGGTGGGTAAATACACATGGAGTCTTTTCATAAAGGTGGTTACGCTCAAAGAGTAGGGAGCCAATTCAGAGAAGCAAATTGATGGCTGACGCTTAATAAAAGTATACCATTGAGACTTCACGAGGAGAGGGGATTGGCAGAGGATTCCGGGGGTTTTG